CTAAAACGTTTTTAACGGCGGCAACGTTAGACATGGCATCGTCTACAAAGTACATATCATTGTAACCTTCGTTAAACTTTTCTAACATCCACACTGCTTTTGCTTCGCCAGTACTATTACCTAAACCAGTTATGTTTTTAAATGGTATTTTAATACCTTTTGATTGTAACCAACCATTAATAGCATCAGCGCTTTGTTGAGGTCTTGCTGTTAAAACAAACACGTTATTAGGTCCATATTTTTTAATTTGATTACGCATTTTTTGTAATAGAGGACCTTCTTTACCGCCTCTTACTTTAACAAAATCGCTAAAATCAAAAGTATAACCTTGTTCAGTAAATTTAGGACCTTCTACAGGCCAATTAGTGCTGCTTATTTTAACTCTTTTACCAGTTCCAGGCTCTATTGCTACAACAAAGTTTTTACCGTCTACAATTAAAGTTTCATCAAAGTCAAAAGTACTCATGCCTTTTGATTTTGAATAATTTGTTATAACGTTACCTTTTAAAGAAACTTCACTGTAAGTTTTGTTTTCGTTATAATTTTCTGGATATTGTATTCTTTGCTCAAAATCAAAATCTAATTCACCAGTTAATTTTTTTACAATAATATCGTTAGCTTGTTTTATTGGTAAGCCATCAACTTTAAAATACTCAGCTATAGTCATATTAGACTCTGGTAAAAAATACATATTTAAATCTATACGCTGACCAGTGTTAGGGTGTACAGCTACTGCTAATCTTACAATTGAAGCGTAACCGTTTGGTATTTTTAATTCTCCACTTATAATTCTAGGAACAATTTTTTCATAATAAACATCTGGCATTGTTTCTCCATATCCAGCTTTATTAACTATTGTATCATGTGGGTTTTGTTTGCTATCAAGCAAAGGTCCTTGCATGTAAGATTTACCAATGACTTGCCATACAAAATCTACTTTACCAGCTATAGCTCCAGCTAATAATGATTTACCAATTAAATTTTGAGGATCAGTATGTTCTTCAGTAACTTTTTGATCATTAACAACGCTACTGTCTCCATATACTGGATAAAACTTAAATGGTGCTAAAATTCTAGTAATTGTGTTTTGGCTTTTACTAGTGTCTCTAATCAACTCTATAAAAAACCATGCGTCACTTGGTTTTTCACTCAAATGTTTTTCTACAGATTTAAAAAACTCTAAAAGAGAATCAAGTTTTTGGTCTTCAGTTAAAGAATCATACTCTTTTAAAAAGTCTTGATTAAAACCTTTTGCTACAAATTTATCTGTAGTATATTTTTTTCTACCCGCGACTTGCTCAACACCTACACTTTCAACTAACTCATCAAACGTAAGATCTTCCTTAGGTGTTTTAGAGTCTCTTTCTGCATACAAAAACAAACCTTTATCGTAACCACCAGTAAGAGTGCTTCTTATTAAGGCTCTAAACTTTGGGTTTTGTTTTACAAATTCGTTTGTAATTCTAGTAGCACCTTCTAGTACTGTTTCTCCGGTTTCTTTATTGTTAATTATAAGTGGTGCGTTTAAATTTCTAGCAGAATATTCTTTTAACCTACCGTCTTTTCCAGATTTTCTAGTCTTTTTAATCATTGGTACTCTTCCCCAACCAACATTTTTTGCTAATTCAGTAATTGTTATTTGGTATGTTTGTTTAAAATCTTCTGCGTTATCTTTTGAAAAAAGTACTTTTGACTTACCATCTTTTATACGATTAACATTTTCTTTTGCTTTAGCGTCAGTTTCACTTAAATTTTGCCTTACAGCTTGGTTAGTTATCATTTTACCTGTAACATTAGCTATGGATAAAATTCTAGAAGAAGTGTTTCTATTAGTACGATCTGGCTTGCCGTCTATAATACCAAATACTTCTAAAAATTTATTTTTATCAATTTTTTTATTTTTTTCTTGTATTGGTAAACCAGCTTTACTACCCGTTTTCTTTGCTTTTGCTCTTTCTGTTTTAGTATAAAATTCTTTTAACAAGGTGTTTGGTACACCTGTAGCTGTACCGCTAACAGTAGCACCTTCTGGTAGCATTGCTATTAATAAATCTGCGTTTTTATTAATAAACATTTGCGCTGACTGCATTTCTTTACCAGATAAATTAGCTAAAAACTTTTTGTTTTCTATAACATTACCATCTTTATCTAAACCAAAATCAGGTGTTAGTTTTAAAGGGTTTATGCCAAAAAGCTCACCAACTATATTAGGTACTTTATTTTTTAATGTTTTAAAAGTTAGCTTATCTATATCTAAATCAGGAAATATTTTATCAATTGCTTTTGAAACTTCTTTAGTAACACCTAGTCTATCTGCTAAAACAATTTTTTTAGGTTTTGATTCTCCTTCACTTTCAACAATTTCTTCTCTAGCTTCAATAGCTTTAGCTTCTTCTACGTCAACTGTAAACTCTTCACCTAAAACACGTCTAGAAGCCTCTATAGCTCTTTTAGGTAACATGTTGTTAATAAAACCAGCTAATGGCGCTACTTTTTTATTATTTTCTTGTTGTTTTTTAACGTAAGCTGGGTAATCTCTAATTAAATCTAATAAACCTCTTTCACCTATTTCTATTTCACTCATTAAAAGCTCTTTGTCAAAATTAGGTGCACCTCTACGTTTTTCAGCTATTCTACCAACAATAGGTTTAAATTGTTCTATAATATCTTGCTCAAAGCCTCTGTTTTTTTCTTCATATATACGCTGTACATTATCAGAAGCGTCTTTTGAAAATTTATTAACTATATCTTTATCTTTTTCAGTAACTTTTTTTACTAAATCACCTTGTACACCTTCTTTAGCAACTTTTAATATAGCTTTATTTATTTTACCATCTTTAACGCTTTTTGTATAATCTTTTACAAAATTATAAACATCTCTACCTGTATCAAATCTTATTTCTTTACCTAAATAATCTTGTGAAAATCTTCTAATAATATCACCTATTTTAGTAAAAAAGCTTTCTTCAAACTTTAAACTACCATCTAATATAGATTCAGACATTATAGTTATAGTTTCTTCACCAAAAGCGTCGTCTCTTACAAACTCGCCATCTTGATTAAAATTACCATAATTAGATAATCTTTGGCCTAAAACACTTTTGTCACCACCAAGTTTAGATACATGTTCTATTAAAGCATCGCCTAAATCGTTTCTTGTTTGTTGATTACCGTTAATCGTTCTATATAAAACAGCATGCATAAACTCATGAGCAGCTGTACCAACCATCGGCTTATCTTTGTTTAATATTATTTCAAAATTACCGTCTGTTTGTTGTCTTATGAAACCAAACTGATTAGAAGCATATTCAGCGTCAAAACCTTCTTCTTTAATGTTAGATATTTCTTCAGAACTTAACTCAGTTACTTTACCTTTTAAACCACCTTCTTTAATCTGTTTTTTTATTGTTTCTGTATTTTTCTTTACAGTTTCTGCTTTAGCTTGATCTAATATACTTTTATTTTGTTTAATTAAATCTTCGTATTTTTCTTTAGCTATGTTTCTTTCAACGTCTGTTTTTGCGTTAGAAATAACATTTTTTACCTTATTTATTTCGTCAACATTTTTAGAGTAGTTTGTTAAAGTTTTATCTTTTAAATTATTTAATGTTTTAGATGACTCAATTTTTAAATCTGATATGTCTTTTGATAATTCTTGTACTTTTTGATTAATAATACTTTTACCTTCTTTTGAAGATAAAGGCATAACATCTGTTAGTTCATTTATTTCTTCAACTTTAGTTTTTATTTCTTGTTTAACGTCTTCTTGCATTAAAATAGCTTCAGCCCTTTCTTTAGCTCTTGAGCCTGTATTTGCAATAGCTCCTACAGTTGAAACTTTACCACCTATTAAACTACCAACAATACCAGCGTCTCCTAATTTATATAAAAAATCTCTATCAAGTTTTAGTTCTTTACCTAAACCACCAACACTTCTTGGTAACGCGTCTATTAACGAAGTTGTTAATTCTGTAGCCGCTTCAGATAAACCTTCACCAACAACACCATAACCAAAAAGTTTAACTATTTGTTTAGCGCCTCCTTCTAACAATTCTTTAGCTGCTTGACCCATACCTTGACCACTTAGTAAACCAGCTCTTTTTAATAAACCTCTTGTAAACGTTTCAAACAAAGCTTCAGTTGCACCAGTAGCGCCAGCATTAGCTAATAATCTAAGAGTAGTTTCTTCAGGGTTTGCGTTAAACTCTTCTTCAAATTTATTTCCAGAAGTGCTTATACCTAAAGCCATTAAACCACCTGTTCCTGTAGCTGCAGCTATTAAGCTAACACTAGATCTTAAACCAGCATTTACAGCTCTAAAACCAGCTTGAGCATAATTTCCTTCAAGAATATCTTGTGTAATACTTTGATTTTCGTATTCTGGTAAATTTTCTTCTAATTTATTAACAATATTGTTAAACGACTCTGAACTACCTAGTAAATTACCACCTCGAACAGCCTTTAACATAGCTATTTTTTCTTCAGCAGTTTCCTTGCCAGGCATTAAAAGCTGCATAGCACTTAAAGTAAGAGCCTCGCTTTGTCTTTGAACACCTTGTTGAAAATCTAAAAAACTTAAACCTAAATTAGTTGCCATTGTTTCTAGCTTACTAATACTTTCTTCTTCTTCTTTTTCTTTTTTAGGTTTTAAATCTTCTTTTTTCTTATTTAAAGCTAATAATCTTTTTTCATCAAGACTTAGCGTTTGCCAAATATCTATATTTTCAGAACCAGAAACGTCGTCCCAAGTAAGCTCAACACCGTTTCTTTCAACTTTTGAATCATCAGTTTCGTTAAAGCTTTGAGGTTGTATTAAATCAGCAATAGAAACGTTTTTATTTTCTTTATTGTCTTCTTCAAAACTGGTTTTTAATAAATCACTTAATTTAACTATAGGCATGGTTATGTTTTTAGCGTAAGTTGATTTTGATTTTTATTGTAAACGTAAGTTCTATCTAAAACAGTTATTTCTTGACCGTCTTTTAAATCATCTGTATTTATTGTAGTGTTAGCTAAACTATTTAATACTTTTGCATAATCAGCTAGCTCTTGTTTTGTAGCTATACCATCTATATTCTTACCTTTTGGTAAAAAACCTCTTTCACTAAGAAGTCTTTGTACTTCTTTTATATCTTCAGAACTTTTTTGATCACTTTCAATTATTTCTTTTGCTGCTATAAGCGTTTGATTAAGCGATGCTTGTTTATTGTAAAGAATATCTTGCTTTTGTTTAAAAGTTTCTAAATCTATTTTTGATTTTTCACGAGTTAACTCTAAAGCTTTGTTTTCTTTTTCTTCTTGCTTTTGCTCAACATAACTTCTATTAGCATTAAAATAATCTCTAACTTCATCAGTTAAATCATTTATAACAAAATCATTAACGTAAACATCTTGAAACTGTAGTTTTAGTTTTTCTTGTTCATATGAATTATTTTGTTGCTTTATTTTACTAAGCTCTTCTGCGTTGTATTGATCTTCTCTAAGCTCATCTATAGGTGTAAAAGTAAAACCTTTTTCTTGTAATAACTTATCAGCGTAACCAGAGCTAAAAAACCAATTTTTTTGTTGCTCTTTACTCATAGAGTTAAACATGTTTTCAACATCGCTTCTAGCATCTGCTTCGTTAAAGGGAAAGTTTACGTTACTACCTAAACCTTGGTATTTTACTTTTAATTGATTTTGTAAGCCCATACCCTTTTTATCATCAGCACCTAAAATTTTTAAATTAGTTATATTTTCTCTTTGAGTACTTTGAGGGTTAAAATAACTAATACCACTATCATCAATTTTTAATTGCAAAGTACCATAATCATTACCAGCTATTATTTGAGTGTTATCTACATCAAACTCATCACCAGCACTTAAACCAGCTTTTATATTAGCACCTGCTTGTATTTTAGTAGTTTTTAAAAACTCTAAATCTTTTGAAACAGTAGACATGCTAGCTTTTATATCGTTCATAGCTTCTCTTATTTCTATACCTTTTTCTGTACCAGCAGGAAATTTACCAGCTTGAATAGCTAAATCATTATACTCTTTTTTCTTTTCTGTTAAATAATTAGTTATAGGTTTTCTTAAAGTTTCATCTACATCAGCTATTTTTATATCATCTGGAAAATCTTCAAGATATTTTGCAGTTGTAGCTTGTCTTTGTTTCTTATATTCACCTATTTTATTAACAGCATCAACAACTGTTTTTCCAACTTGTTGTATTTGTTTTGTTCTTTTAGCAGCTTTAACATTAGTACCCAAAGCTCTACCTGCTTGATAAAATAAATCTAAATTAATATTTGCCATATTTTTTGTATAATTAGTTAAATAGCTTCACCTACTACACCAGCCACTGTTTTAAAAACATCCATAATAGGATCATAAGCTTGTTCTGCTGCTTGCGCTGATTGTAATTGACCAGCTCTTAAACCTAAAATAGCTTGTTGTTTTTGATATTGTAAATCTCTAGCGTCTTTAGCACCAGCAAACTGCGCTACTTGTTGTGCTTGAGCACCTTGTAATATAGCAGCTTGTTGTTTTTCTTGTCCTTGTCTTTCTAATAAGTTTAACTGTTGTTGAGACTGCATACGTTGCATTTGATTTTGTCTTTCTTGTTGGCCTATACTAGCTGCAGCCTGTTGAGCACCGGTTTGTGCTGCGTTAGCCAAAGCTTGTATGTTACCAGCTGTAAAACTACCACCAGCTTGTAATGAGCTTAATATATTTGCTTGTTGTTGAGATGCTTGTTGAGATGCAAATTCAGCTGCTCTTTGATCAATAGTAGCATCTTCAAAAACATTTTCCATACCAGAATAAACATTTTGTTGACCAGCTGCTAAATTTTGAAAGTCAGCATATAAATTATCTTCAGGTAGTTCTCTAAATTGTTGTATTTCTCCTTTTAATTTTTGTTTTGCTTTTTTAGTATCTTTTTCTATTTTACCGTACTCTGTAAGACCTAAAAAATCAGTAGCTTTACCTATAAGACCTACATGTAAAGGCGAAGTTTTTTTAAAGCTACTTGTAGTTGTTTTAAACTTAAAAGGATCCCAATTTGTTTTATTTCCTTGCATCTTATTTAATTTTTTTATTATAATTACACTTTTTACTACTTATTTACTACTCTCTTGCACCTCTGCGCTAGTAGCAAAAAGCTCTACTCTATTGTTTGTTGAATCATTATTTAACATAGTAACTTCAGCAAAATAACCTTTTATACCATCTGTATTTACAACATTGTTTTTTCTAAACATAAAAAACGCGTTAGATATTGAACGTGGAAGTATTCCAGGATCACAACTTATGACTACTGAACTTGAAGTTTCTGTAATTGAATTTATTTCACCTACAAAGACAACATTATTACCTGTAGTGCTAACGTTAAAATTATTTAAAACATTAGTTAATGTATAAAAAACTAAATCACCTACTTGTATAGAGACATTTATTGGTTTTTGAAAAGTTATACTTGCTGCTGCCATAATTAAAAATCTAAAATGTTATCTAAATTTAATGTTATACTTGTGTTTGCTGAACCTACAGATAATATTTGTATTGTAGCTGTAATAGTTACTTTTTGACTAGTATTAAATATTATTTCTTGTCCACCAAAACTTACAGCTGTATTAAAAACAGCTGCACCTGACGATCTATTAATATCTGTTAAAAACAAACCAGCTGTTTCAGCTTCAGCGTCATCTGCTCCTAAATTTTCACCTATTTCAAAACCTGCAACAACTCTAGAAGAAACATTAGCGTCTGGAAACTCACCTGTATCGCTTGAAACAACTAAACCGTTTAATGAAGAGCCACTTGCAGCTGTTAAAGTAGCACTTGTGCTACTACTTGTTTCGCCAGTTATCATTGTTGTTGTGCCATCACCTTCAGGTTCTCCAGGTTGTTCATGACCATAAACAACTGATAAGTTAGTAACGTTTATATTGTTACTATTAGCACTAATATTTGTAAAATCACTTTTTATAGGTTGTCTTCTTATAAAAGGAGCTCCTGCGGCATCAGTTGTACTAATTGGGAGTGTTAAAGTAAAAGCCTGTACGCTAGAACCTTGATCTGCTGTTTTTGTAACATCAAGACCAAAGCTACCATGATTAGAATAATTACCAGAGTGATCAGAAGACGCTAGTGTAAAAGTTAATGTATGTGGACCTCTTTGTGTTATTGTAAACGTAGGTGTTGATGGTGTTGAGCCAAAAAATGTAGAGTCAAGCGCTGTGTTAGTTCCAGCTGTAATAGTAAATTGATAATCATCATCACTTGTTACGGTTTCAAAAGTAACGTCATCTGTATAAACACCTGTTGAGCCTATTGTTATGTCATCTAACTTTGTTGCGCTAGCTGTAAAAGTGTCTGATGTAAAATCATAAGTTTTATCAGTAACACTGCTACTACCAGTTAATTCACCAAGCTTTGTAACAACTAAATCAAATATAGCACCAGGATCACCAACTACACTAAACTGCCTTAAAGCAGAGCTAGAACTAAGCTCTGTTGTGTCCATAGATATTGATCTAATAGTTTTAGCTGCGCCTGGTAAATCAGCTATACTTCTATTAAAACGTATAGTATCTTTATCAAAGTTTACAGTACCTTTATTACCTCTATATATTACTTTATAATTTTTTAAAAACACTCTACCATCATTAACAGAATGTTTAAAAAGCAATTGAGTGTCAACAGGTACTGTAAAAGAACTACTAGATAAAGTTAAAGTAGTTTTTGTATCAACTGAATTTACTCTAACAAAATTTGAATCTGCTAAAGTTGTGCCATCTAATGTTGAAACTATCATACCTGGAAATATACCTTCTGTTGAAGTTACAACAGCTTTATTACCTGCTACTAAACCACTACCTGAATAAACACCAACATAACCTTTTACTTGAATATCTTGCGTTTGCTCAATGGAAAAAAACTGTGCGTTATCACCATCAAACTCTATTTCAGGTTCTCTAGCATAACAAAAACCACTATCAGGTTTTAATGTTCTAGTAAATATAACATTATCTTCATTAGTAGTAATTGTACCTATATAGTTTATTTTTTCTAAATTACCAGCTATAGTAGAAGATTTTTTAATATTTTTAGAAACTGTTGTTCTACCTAAAAAATCATTAGTAGTAGACGTTTCATTGCTTAAAATATCATTTACTTCTTTTAAATAAAATTTTTTAATTTCTCTTCTCATTTTAATAACCGCTTGTTGAACTAGTACCTGATTCACTGCTCGAAGTACCTAAGTTTGTTGATGTTCTAATAACTGCTTGTGAACCAAACGTAGCTTGATGATCAGCGTCTGACATTAAACTACCATCAGGCATATAGTGAAAACCTTCAGGAGCAGGTGGTAAACCTAAAGCTCCTTCTACTACACCTTCTTGATCGCTATCTGTAAGTCGTGGTGGTTGTTGCTCCGTGTCAGAAAAAAATATTTGTGAAGTATGTATATGAGTTTCCATTGAATAACAGTAACTACCAAAACCATTGTTTACTATAACAGTAAACCTATATGTACCGTTTTTAATATTTTCTAGACCCGCGCCATAATCAAATTTAGTAAAAGTTTTTGTAAAAGGCCCACCACCACCTGTAGGTATGGTTGATGCTACATTAAAATAATCATCCATAATATTATGACTTATTAAGGTATTGTAACCACTACTACCACTCTTAAACTCTACTCTTAAAGTATTGAAATAATTTGGAGTATTTCCAGTATAATAATCGCTTAGAGGTTTGTTATTATTAACAGCATCAGTAGGTATTAATTGATAATTAACTAAATAAGTATTTGTGTAATAACTACCACTTCCGCCATCTGCAACAGCTATACCATCTGCGGAATATATAGATGATGAATATAAATTCACACCACTTTGACTTACACCATAGCTATCAAAATCCCATTCAACTTTAATATCGTTAGTTCCAGGTCTTGATGTTTGAATCTTAATATTTTTATTACACAGACCCATGCAATAAGTAGGATCTGATTGTGTTGCGCTTGGATTATAATACGGATTATCTGGATCTGTACAACCGGCAATAGCAGTATAAACACATGAATTATCGTGTATTGTTGCGTTTGGATTATAATTTGAAGCGGGACCTGTCCAACCAGCAGGTCTTCCAGTAAAATTAGGGTTTGAACCATCGTCCATACAACCTTGAACGTCAACTGGAGGATCATCATATGTACAAGAACCATCATCAACAGTTGCGCTTGGGTTAGTATTGTTTGCGTTTGGATCTGTACAGCCGTAAACAACAGGATATGTACAACTACCATCATCAACCGTAGCAGTAGCATCATAATTTGTTGCATCTGGATCTGTACAACCTTTTATTACTGTAGAACCACTACTATACCGACAACTTTCATCATCAATTGTTGCGTTAGGATCATAATTATCTGCATTTGGATCTGTACATCCAAGAGTTGAGTAATTACATGTCGCTTGAGTATTAGCGTTAGGATCATAATTATTAGCAGGACCTGGAATTGCATTTGAAGGTCTACCTGGAAAAGAAGGGTTTGTACCATCATCCATACATCCACGTATTGGAAGAATACAACTACCATCATCAATTGTTGCCGCTGGATTATAATTTAAAGCCTCTGAGTCTGTACACCCTGGAATTACTTCTGTAACTAAATCTATATCTAAATCTATTTGAACACTTGAAGGTCCAGCGTTTAAAAACGAAGGAAGCATAAAAATTTGCAAAATAAATCCTATTGGAAAATCAGCAACATCATACTCTTCGGTTAATATTATATAATCAATATTTTTACTTTGAAAAGAAGGATTAGCTTCAAAAACATAAGAAGTAAAACAAACGTCTGTTAACGCGCTAGTTCTTAAATCTAAATGATCGTAAGATGTAGCAACGTTATGAGGTGAGATAATTGCGTTAGAGTTAGGGTAACCAACACTACCGTCAGCTATAACACCAGCTATATTATCTATTTTAAAATCACCCCCTATAATTTGTTCACCTGTATTAGGTGTTATATACATTTGATATTCAAAATTATAACCACTAGGAGTTGGATTATTATCACCACCTGACGAGTCTGTAACAGTGCTTACAGTATATTTATTATTTAAATTTCTTGTAAATGTCATAATTTAATCTGTATCGTTTAAATCTTTAATTTGTAACTTATAACTTCTAACAGGTCCTTGTTGACTAGTAGCTTTACCTATACCTTGATAGTTAAATATATCAGGTTCTATTTTTACAGTATCACCAGGATTAGCTAGGACTTTAACTTCACCTCTAATCCAGTTAAACCATTTGTTCTCTTTATTAACAAACTCTTTAACAGAGCCCTCGTCTTGATCAGTAGTTATTTCTTTAGCAAACCAACCTAGTTTATTAGAAATATTATAATGACCACGCATGTTTGGACTTGTGTTCATTACAACTCTACCTTGCGTGCCTTCATAGTTTAAAGTGTTAAAACTTTTTATAACACTAGGTTCATCGTTAAATATAAAAGTAACACTTGAATCTTTTGTTTCATCATCTATTCTTATAGGACCACTAGCATAAAAAGTATTATAAGTATTTGGTATATGATGTTTAAATATTTGCCCGTTTTTAAAAGTATAATATTCATTACTAACAGAAACACCTGTTTCAGGGATAAAAGACTTAAAGCTTGTCCAACCTTTTACATTTTCTTTAAAACTTAAAGTATATTTTTCTGAATTTTTTAATCTTAATGTTATATTGTATTCGTCTTTTTTACCATCATAACTACCTATTAAACCAGGTATGTTTTCATAAATACCATTACTATTAGCATGTGCAGGATTAGTTAAAAGTATATGGTCTTTAAACCAGTCTTTCATACCAGCTTCAGCTATATCTGTTAAACCATCTCTTGATAATCTTAACACAGCGCCTCTTTGCTTGTCAGTAAAATAAGCTCTAAAGTTTTCTTTTGCAAAAGATTCTGGGTTTTGTGATATACCATAATCACCAGCAAAAGGTCTTGATTGACCTAACACTCTATTAGTAGCTACTAACTGAGGATTACCATCAGCGTTAAATACAGCGTCTTTATCTGCTAGTATTTGCACTATTTTGTCTTCACATAAAGCTATTAAATCTGAATCTCTTGTATATAATTTTTGAATACTACCATAGTTAGGATCTAAATCTTTTGTTATACCTAAAGAAGATATAAATTGATTTAAATTATTTATACTATTTTTACCGTTATATATACCAGAAAATATTAAACCACTTGATAATCGTTGTTCACTATATGCGTTTTCTATTACTGTAGAAACTTTAACACCTTTATCTATTCTTGGTAAATTAAAAGTATCTCTTATTCTATCAGACTCTACACCATTATTAAAAGAAAAACAATTAAACCAGTTTAATTCTCTAGCGCCATTTTCACCAGGTTCAAATCTTATAGTATTAGTATTAGTAGTATCTTCAGCAACATCTAAAACCATTAAACAACCAGTGTTAGGATTTTTAAAAGTAACAACGTTACCATCAAACAAAACTAAACCACCACTATTATTTATATTATTAATAGTTATCTTATCACCTTCAACTTTTGTTACTATCATTTTTTTAGTACCATCTTGATCTATACCTGCTATAGGATTTGGTGAAGCGCTAGCATTACCAGCACCACTAGAAACAACAGATATTGTACTTAAAGGTCCTGTAGTAAGAAGTAGCTCACTACCAATTGGTACAATTAATTGAGCGTTTTCTTCAGTAAATCTTAAAGGATAATTTTTATCTACTTCATAATATATATCTAAACCAATATCTTCTTTAGGTTCTGTTTCAAATATAGCTGGAGATCTAGATAATTCTTTTTGCTCTGGAAAAGTTTCTTGAAAAGCTGATATTATCTGCAAAGTAGCAGTGTCTTCATCAACTTCTGGATTTTGTGTAGAAGGTGTTAATATAGCGGCAGACTCTGCACCAATATCATCATCTAAATGCAGTCTATAAGTAACTCTTCTTTGTTGAGGTATAGTTATATCTCTATCATGAAGATTAGCAGCATCATTATTAGCGTTAACAAACTCAGCTCTAGCAACCGCAACTATTTGAAATCTTTTTGTAGAGTTTGTAAATTTTACAAAAGAACCAGGTACTAATTTACTAGTAAATTCAGCTTGATTAGACGGTAAAACAAAGTTATCATCATCTATATAGCTAAAAGATATATCTATACTAGAAACAGCATCTTGAATAGGCGTATTAGATCTTATAGCTGCAGGTAAATGATTACTATAAGTAGTAGCACTTCTTATACCGTGGTTTTTATATCCACCTATTACATTAACATTAGAATTGTTAACGTTAAACGAGATAATTGTAGCTGTAGCTGTACTTATTAAACCAGTGCCGTTAGGATCATAAGCAGATTTTCTATAACTTAAACCAAAATCTAAATCATCTAAATGGTAGCCGTATCCTAAATTAGCAGGTAAACCAGAATCTGCATCTGCAACAAATTTAATAATAGTTTGTCCTCCACTACTAACTTGAACTTTTCTTGCTACACCGTAATAATAAGCTTCGTCAATAAACCATCTACCTACAGCTGATACAGTGTTGTTTTGATTAGCAAAATCAAGCCAATGTTCAACTGAATCTAAATCATTAGCTACACTAGAACTACCATTTTTTGTACTAGCTGATAAATCTGTCTTTAAAGTATCAAAGTTTGTAGAAACATAAAACAAGTTGTTAGTAGCTAAAATTTCATCTTCGCCTATTGTATCTAGTATGTTATTTATAACATTAATATCTGCTTCTATTTTAACAAAAAACCTACCAGAAAACTCAGGTTTATTTATTTCTTTGTAATCCCAAAGCTCTATTGAACACTCAGGAAAACCGTTAACATCACATTTATAACCACCTAAACCTTGCGCAGCCATAGTGTTTTGGTTTGCTGTAGTTACAGATAATATAGTGTTATTGTTATATCTAGAATTATAAGTAGCAACACCAGGTGTTTCCATAATAAAATGACCTAAAGAGTTGTTGCTAGAGCCAACGTCTTTTTGTATAGGTTCTTCTAATTCTATATTATATCTTAAAGGACCACTTTCATCACTAAAACCCTCTGCTTCATTCATACTAAAACTTGGTGTACTAGGTATAATAGATAAAATTTTATAAAATTTAGATGTGTCTGCAGTAACGTTATCTACAAATCTTAACCTAAATATACTAGTACCTAAAAACTTAGATGGATCATTGTTTCCACCAAAACCACTAAATCTATTTTCACCAAAGTTTATTGTAGCAAAACCTTCTTGACTTTCAGTCGTTAAGCTACCTGTAAAGTTATTTAACGAAACAGTTAAACTTGTAACAGCATCTAAAGTTAAAGAACCACTACTAAAATCACATGGAGTTCTTGGAAACTTTCCTTCTCCACTCGTTACTCCAGTATCACTACCTTGTAAATCAAAGAATAAATCTTTATTATTTGTAGCTGGAAAGTGAACTGTTTCGTTATGTATAGGTATTTTACCTAATAATTTTTTTCTTGTTTTTATAAAACTAGGCGCTTCGTTAGATATTGCTAGTACTTTATATTTTTTATTACTATCTATAGATCTACTAGCATCAGAACCTTTTTTCAAAGACAAATAAGTATCTTCATCTATTTTGTTTCTATCAGCAGAAGGAAAACTAACCCAAACATTTCCATCTTCAGCATTATAAAGTCTATCTACTACTAAATTGTAATATTCGTTAGAAGTTTCTTTTATGTAAAACTTATAGTATTCTATTTCTTTATTACTAGGATGTTTACTCGGTTGAACTACAAGTCTATTGTTAAATTCAGAAGCTATTTTAGGGTGTCTATAAGAAGCTTCAAAAGCTGTAAAAACTGGAGTTTCTCTACCATAAGTATCTCTGTAAACAATACCTAGTTGATACTCTCTCATTGTTTTTATTGAAGGCGATCCAATGTTTTTAAATATATTTTCGTTTGTATAATCATTAACTGTAAATCTTTGACAACGAAAGTCAAAAGGCTCTAAACTAGGTTTTGTTACTAAATCATAATCTTTAACATAATTACCGTATATAATTCTATTAGCTGTCATTTCTTGGCCTAAAGCTTTTCTAGGCACATCATCAAATGTTCTAACTATATCATCGTTAGGTAAAATTTTAAATATAGTTTCTGATCTTATTTCGTAACTACCTTTTATAGAGCTTTCACTAACAGTTATTGTAGTGTCATCAAAACTTAAATCATTAACAGATCCAAAAGAGTTCCAATGATTTTTACCTAAAGGTGTAGGATTGTCTTTGTAACTAACTGTATCTACAATATATATTTGAGGTGAAATAGATTCTTTAAATAACAAATCAACTTCAACAACATTTTCAGGCATGTCAGGTGTGATAAAATCTTGAAGAGTTATATCATAAGCTGTATTTTCCATACCTAAATTATAACCTGTAGTAGGTGTAAAGTTGTAAATACCAGGATTAAAAATAGGATTTGTAAAAGGTGAAAATGTAGAATATTCTCCGTCTCTATACCTCCACCTATAAGCAAATCTAACAAATTTATCTTTAAATAAATTTTCTTCTTTTTCTTCTTTTTGACCAGCAAGAGAAACGTCTGTTGCTATAGACATATCAGGGTTAATTGATTGAATAGTAACGTTTACGTTTATTTCTGTACCAACACCAGGTGCGTTTGGTACTGAAGAAGAAAAATTATTAAAAACAACTCTTACATCTGGACTTTTTATTGGAAAAGTACCTGCAGTAGAGCTACTTTCTAACGTTTTAAGTAATAATATATCACCTTCAACTAAATCTAAATCTCGATCGTCTACTTGATTAACTAAAGTTAACCATTTATTGTCACCTTTTTCAAGTAAACTACCACTAGAATTTATAAACCTCATTGTTGTTTCTCCTGATCTAGACGTTAAAAAAAACTTATTGTTTTTTTCATTTGTTGCCTGTACTTTTACGTGTAAAGGATTTAAAGGTGAAGGTCTTAAAACTGTAATATGCTTTTCTTGTAAATGTATGTTAGAGCTATAGTTTATGTCTCTTTGTGGGACTATTAATCTTGTTGGTGTAGTAAAAGTATGTGTACCTTCTTTACAGAGTGGTATGTTTATTTTTTTAGGTTCTGTTTCATTATCAGTCCAATATAAATAATCATCAACAATATTTAAACCTGTTATTAAGTTATTTCTTTTAAAGTTTAAAGTTTTTTTACTTACAAGTCTAAAACCAACTGGCGTAAAAGCAATACCTGCTGGATTAAATAAATCATCATACGTTAAGTTTAAGTTACTAAAAAAAACTTCAATTTTAGCAAAACCACCACCGGTGTTTACTAAATTTAAACTTTTGATTTTTACATTTTTATTTTCTAATGTATTAATATAAACAGGAACGCCGTCATCATAAAAACCCCAAAGCTGTATTTCCATACCAACTTTAAAATACGTAACTTGATCAGCAGGTATATCATTTATTTCAAAAAACTCTACACTACTATTACTATTTATACCGCCAGCTAAATTTGTAAAATCAAGATGAATATCAAATTGATAAGCGTCTACAACAACTGGTTTAACAATTCCACCTTTAGATAGCTCAGCTATAGTATCTACACGTATATTTTGTAATATATGTTTTTGTTCCCAAGAAGAAACATCTTCGTCTATATTATTAAACTCTTGATTTCTATAAGAGTGTATTAACCAATAAACAGAATCTGTAGACTCATTTTCTACAGCACCCACACACTGTAAGCTAGAATATTCATCAACAGGTATAGCTGGTGGTATATGCGCGTTACCTAAAATATTCTGCACAACACCTACATCTGAACTTTCAGATGTTGAAACCTGAATATTCATCGCATCTCTGTATTCACCATTTGCTATTAATCTTTCATCGAGGTCTTTATTCATTTTACCTCTTGAAAAACCTGATTTAATTTCTGGCATATTCTAGTGTTTTATCCACTTAGATTTACCTCTAAGTGTTTGAGTTATTTCTTCTATCTTCATATTAGAAAGCCTTAATTTAGCTTTTCTAGTTTCAGCAAACCTTTCTTTTTTTAATCTTCTTATAACATATTCTGGAACATCAGCTCTTCCCGACGCTAAAGCATACATTATATGTTTGTACATTGCTTCTTCAGCAAACTTATGTATATATATTCTATCAGTAGAGTTACTTGCAAATCGCCCTGTAAAATTTAAACCGTCACTTATATAACAAAGAACTAAAGTTTTACCCGCAACATTAGAACTTAAGTATATATAACCGTTGCTTATATAATAAGTACCATTTACTTGAGCATGCTCTGGATCTAATCCATATCTTTCACCAACTACTAAATCATAAGTACCATCATCATACCTGTTCATGTTATCACTTGGAGTATATGATCTATATTTACTAAATGTTTTTGATATTAAATTTTTACTATTTTGATTTTCTTCGCCGTTTCTAAAAAGTATAAACTTAGATAAACTACCATTAAAAAGAGCGCTACTAGTATTACCAACAGTAGTTGATTCTATTACTATAGTGTTAGTTATATCTTCTGTATGCGCTTGTACTCTATAATTGTCAGGTGAAAACACAAATCTATTAGTCGCAGTACCTGTACCGGTATGAGATGACGCTCTGTTATCACTAGCTTGTACAAATTTAAAACCTTTTGGCCCATATACCGTAACTCTAAGAGCACCTGTTACAGAAGGTCTTATACCACTTATACCTGGTGTTAGTTGGTCGTTGCTTATATCAAAACTAAAATAATATCTTTCATTATTTTTAATATCAAAATTTAAAGGTATACTTATTTTATTTCCTATAGCAACGTCTCTACCTGATATAGCTCCTGTTGATGTTCCTGATGGAGTTTCGCTAAAACTAAAACCAGTGTCAAGAGTAAAGCCATCAGCACTTTCTTGTAAGTCGTTTGTTATTTGATTAATGTTTATGCTTTGTGGATTTTTTGTTTTACCTTTAACAGGATACAAAGGATGTATTATACCAGCGTCATCAGACCAACCTATTTTAGTATGGTTAACGAAATCTTGTGGTAATTTAATTCTAAGAGAAGGTGGAACTACATACTCTGCATCAAGATATGAATTTAAAGTATCGTAGTTTAATTCTTGTACAGCTCTCATAGCGTGAAACTGCACGTCTACTTTTCTAGCTCTTGGTATTATTTTGTCTTCACCTACGTAAACATAATAAAATTGTTCTATTAAACTATCTAAATCAACTTTTGTATAATCTTGGATAGCAGAATTTTGATCATTTCTGTAATATTCATCTGGAAAGTAATTTAAACCCATTTATTATATTTTTTGTTGTTGAACTGTTTTTGTTTCTTCTTGTGAGCCTATTGGATATAATTCCTTACCCATAGATATACCAGCAAGTTGTAATATTTCGTAAACTAATCTTGACGCTTCTGATTCGTGTAGTTCAAAACTAGTAGCTTTGGTTTGATCATATAAAGCGTGTTCACCTACAACGTTATAACCCCAGACAACTTTTTTTGGTGTTTTATAGTATATTATTAAAGTAGGTGCTACAACTTGTCCAGTGTAGCTATCTACAACTCTAACAATATTATTAGTTACATTAGCTATTGGTCTCTCATTGTTTGGTGATATTTTTTGAAGATTTTTACGCGATGAAAATTTTCTAACATTTAAAAATTCAGATATGTTTAGTATTTCGCAATCAGCGCCTGGATTAAAAAAAGTACCAGGTACACTATTACTTCTTTCTTCTTCAATCTCAACTATTTCATTTTCAAGAAATAATTCGTTATCTGTGTCGTACTCGTAGTTTTTTGGTTTTTCATTTTGCTGACTTGCTCCTAATAAAGCATTGTCTAAAATCCTTATTGTGTCTCTCATTAAAATAGAGTCAGTACCATAAACATCTTGTCTTTCTATTTTTTTAACTCTATATATATAAGTTGGTAATTTTAAACCTCTACTTATAGCATCGTTTATTATTGTATAGTTTCTAGCTATTTGAACTAAACCATCTACTCTTTCAAATATTTGTAGTTTTTGTTCTATTATATCTACCTTGTCGCTTGAAAATGTTTCGTTACCTCTAGCTCTTAATGCTTGGTCTAAATCATAAAAATAACCTTCATATATAGACATTTGTGCTTGATTAGCGTACAAATTAAATTCTAGAGGTGTTATATAACCTCTTTGTTCTTTATTAGCTATTGCTAATACTCTTTGATATATAGTATCTACGTTTACAGCCATATTATTTTTTTATTGTAGTGTAATCGCCCCGTAGGGCGATCACCTCTACAGTTTGATTAATTATTTAATCGTTTTTCTATATTTGCATATATTTCCATACCTTCATCAGTTTTAAACCAATGCGCTAAAGCAGTGTATGGATGCTCGTCAAAAGGAACTGTCATTATTTGTCTATCATTAGATCCCCATAAAAAATGTCTTTGATCTTTTGATAACTTAATAATTCCAAGTTCAGCTGCTTTAATACCAAAGTTTCTAAGTTGAACATTATCATCAGTAGCTAATTCTAAGAATAAAGCAGGGTTTCTTCTAGCAAACACTAATAAATCACGTTTAAGCTCTTTAGAACTCATCTCTGATACTTTAGAACCAATCTCTACTCTCATAATAGCTTCTGCCATTTCTATTTCCATATCTCTAGCTATAACTATTGCATCTGCTTCTAATTCTAGTGTATCAATTTGCTCTTTAGCTTCTTCAACAGGGTTATATTCATAATAAACACTGTCTTTGTGAGGGTGATATAAAGATAAAAGTTTTTGTAATACTGTTTTTTCTTTTTCTACAAATAAAGTTCCGTTTCTAAAAATAATGTGATCTAATCTTTGATCTCCTTTCATTTCATCTACAAAAGGTGTTCTTTGATTTTGACAATATTTTAATTCTCTTTCATAACCTTTTTCTTCATCAAACCAAAATATATTAGAAGATCTAATCATTTTTGATAAAGGTTTTAAATTACCTTTTAAATAGTAAACCCTATCTCTTAATTCCCATTTAGGTTTTGCAGGTTCAACTTTTTTTAGTTTTGGTGTTTCAGCAACCTGTGGTGTTTCTTCAACTTCCACTTTTGTTTTCTTTTTTGCCATAATATAATATATAATAAAATTAATAAAATAAAGTCGAGGCCGAAGCCCCGACTTTTAAATAATGATTTACTTCATTAACATAAAGTTGTTAGCACCTTGAGTGATTAAACATCTTTCTGATAAGAAGTGTAGTTGCATTGCATCTAAAGCAGATGTAGCAGCACCTACAGAACCAGTAACCCAAGTTTTCATTCTTCGGTCATCAGTTTGTGAAGCTCTAAATCTTACATGTAAGAAAGGTCTCTTCATACTAGCACCAACAGTTTGATCATAAACTGAAGAAGTACCAGCAGGAATCATAACACCTCTAATAGCATTAGCACCAGCAGCAGCATTAATACCACCTCTTGTTGCTAAGTCATTTAAGTATCTGAAGTCAGATTTGTAGAAGTCATAAGAACCTCTTCTGAAACCAGTAAAACCTAAATTTAACGCCATATCTTCAGAGTTGTTAAATACACCGTAAGATGTACCACCAGCTCCGTAAGAATTCATTGAAGCTAACATATCGTCAATAGCTAAGCTAGTTCCTCTGTTAACAAACATCATGTATTCTTCAATAGCACCTTGCTTATCAAACTCAGCTAAAATTGCATCGAACTCAGCTAAATCAGTAGAAGCGTTAACACCAGTAACACCAGAAGTTACGTTACCTCTAGTTTCAATAGCGTCAAATAAACCTTGAGTACCTGTTGCAGTACCAGCAGTTAAATCAAAAGCATCGTCAGTTAAGTCAGCAGCACCAACAACTGGGTGACCAGTAGCACCTGCATTAGCAGCACCTCCCATTTTTGCTTCTAGCATTGACATTTCTAAGTAATCAGTAAACCTAGCTCTTGTATCAGCTTCAGCTTTTAAGTACCATAGGTAACCTGATTGTCCGTTTTCAGCAGAAACTTCAACCCAACCGATTCTTGAAGCGTCAGATCCTGATACTTCGTAGTAATCTTTTAGTATAATAGGTTTATTCATGAAAGACTTGAACTGAGGCTCATTTGCACCTCTACTATCAGTTTGCGTTACAGCGCTAGCTGTACCTACGTTAGTATTAGGGTTGTAACTTCTTCCTTTTTGGAATTCAGAACCATAAACTAATATAGTAAGTGCTTGACCACTAGTTTCAGTAATACTAGCTGCGTTTAAAGAAGCTACACCATAAGGAGCAACTTCAATTTCACCAGCAGTAGCACCAGCTTCAGTAACTAAAGCTTTAACAACACCACTAGCACTAGCAACGATAACAGTATCATTAACTCTAATACCATCGTCACCAGCAGTAATAGCGTTACCATCAATGTCGTGAGTGATTTCAATAATACCACCACTTACGATAGTACCACCAGCAGCTTGTCCTGATTTTACATTTCCTTTATAAGATAGATGTAATCTACCTTGCTCAGACCAAACAACTTGATCAGCTGTCATAGCCTCTTCAGCTCCAATTTGTGATAAAAAACCTGAAATAGTTCTCGGTCCGAAAACTTCAGCTTCTTTCTCCATTAGATCTGGTACATATTGTTGCGCCCAACCTGCTCCAGCAGTAGTCGCAAGATCTAGGTAGTTTGTAGATAGTGCAGCCTGCGTAGGAGCTGGAACACTATTTAAAACTGAACCATTTGTAATTGCCATAATTTTTAATTTTAAATTTGTTATTTATTGTTTTTAATTTTAAACTTAAAATCATTAGAGTTATCGCCTAATACTTTCACTTTAACACCTCCAGTTTCAACACCACCAAAAGCTTGTCTTGGTGACATATCAACGTTTTTAGATTTAGCTATACTTTGTTTTAAAGCATCAGCTTTACCTTGTTCATAGAAGTGTTTAGCAATAGCATCAGGGTTCATTGCTGTAAATAAACTTTTGTGATAACCTGCAGCATCTGACATTGTACCTGTTTTATCTAGGAACTTCCCAACAAAATTAGTAATATCGCTTTGATTTTCTTTTACTTCATTTACGTTTTTAACATTAAACCTATACTTTTTTTCACCGACGTCATAATTAAAACCCTTAAAGTCTTTATTAAAAAATCCATCAGTTTTTATTTTAAAAGCTTCAGTTCTTGTTTTTGTCTCTTCTGATTGTTTATTGTATCTATTAAAGAAATCAACAGCTTTCTGTTGTTCAGAGGTCAACTTTGACCCAGCTTTAATTTCTTCATAGTATTTAGACTTTTGCCCGTCTAAATAGGCTCTAGCGCTGGCAACTTGCTCTTTTAACGCTAATTTTTTTCTTTTTATATCTCTTGGCTCGTCTTCTTCTTCATTATAATCAAAATTATCTTCCATCATAAAGTTTATTTCTTCTAAACTTAAATGTGGTTTTGTTTGTTTATAATACTCGTATAATAAATCTTGATTATCTAGTTTTGAATAATCTTGATTAAGACGAACGTAATCGTTTATATCACCACCTGTTTCTTCCATAAAGTCGATTAACTTTTGCACATTTTCTGGAAGCGGTTTACCTGTTTGTTGAGCTTCAACTATAGCTTCTTTAGTTTCTTCAACTAACTCTTCTACTTTTTGATCAACTTCCTCTTCTGTTACTTCCTCAATAACGGGTGTGTCATCTTGAACTTCTTCGGAGACTTCTTCTCCGGTAGGTTTTTCATCTGTTGCTTCGACGTTTTCTTCGAGTACTTTTTCGCTAGTTTCGGATTCGTCGCGTACAGGAATCTCATCTGTGCTTTGCTCTGGAACGGCATCTTCTTCTTTTTTTGGTGGGTTATTTAAATCTACTTTGATGATATTATCATCTGTTGTTTCTTGTTTTGCACTAAGATCTACCTTAGTAACATTATCTGTTTCTTGTTTTTTTGCCATAATATAATATAATAATAATTAATAAATTTTATCTAGGTGTAAAACTACCTAAATCAAAACCTCCTCCAAGTATATCATTACCTGAAGACTCAAACTTTTTAGGTAGATTATCACCTTTTCTTTGTGCTATTAGCTCTGATTGTTGAGTAGCTTGTATTCTAGTTCTTTCATCTTTTCTATCTTCTTTTGTTTTTTCTCTAGACTTCATACCTTCAACTTCTAAATTTTTAAGCTGCAAGTTCATTTGAAACTCTAACTGCATTAGCTCTTTTTTATACTGAACTTCTTGAGCCATTTTTTGTTGCTCTAGCTGAGCTTTTATTTGTTCAAGTTGACTTTCAGTTTGTGCGTTAGCTTGATTTTTTTGTATTTCAGCTTGTGCTGCAGCTTGAGCAGCTTGTTGATTTGTTTGTGACTGCATTTGCATATTTTGTTGTTGCAACTGCTGATCTCTTTGTATTTTCTTTTTTCTTCTAATCTTTAATAACTGATTAGCTAGTTTAACGTTTTTAACTTCTCTTAAATCTATAGCGTCTTCTAAGTCTATAGTTTGTTGCTGTAAAGCCACTTGAATATTATTTTCTAGTTTAGCTTTTTCTTCTTCATCAGGCATTAACTCTATAAATATACCAAAATCATATAAATGTAAACTAGATAACTCTTCAAGTGTAGCTACATTATGAACACCAATAGCATGTATAAAAGCTTCTTTTGTTGGTGAGTATTCTATAATATCAGATATTCTAAGTGATAATTGTTCTGCAACTTCAGTAGTTAAAAATAAACCAGCGTTTAATATATGTCTTGTAGCTGTATTGCTATTTGCTGCAGCTAATTTTTGTACACCAACTAAAGCGTTTGGATCTGGTGTACTACCGTCTCTTGCTTCATTTAAACCTGTTGTATCTCTTATTAATTGTAAGTAATAATTATAATTACCTATAAGAGCGTTAATTTTATTACCACCACTACCACTTGTTATTTCTTGTATTGGTACTTTACCTGGGTTCATATCACCATCTTGTGTAAACGATCTACCAATAACACTACCTGTTTGAAAGAACATGTTTAAAGCTTCTTGTGGGTTATAGTTTGTACCATTACCTAAATCTATTTCAGCTAAACCATCAGCATCAAGATAAACACCATCTGGCACCATACGAGCCATAACTTGTTGTAGTTTTAAGTGTGTAAGCTGTATCATATCAGCAAAACCAGTAATACGTCTTACTAAACTTTCAATTTTACCTTTATACATACGAGGCGCTACAATTGAGTAATTCATTTTTACTTTATTGTAATCGCTTTTAGGCCTCATCATGTTTTTAGCCATTTCCCATTTTAAAAGTTTATTAGTGCCTAGTATTAAAGCACCTTCATATAAAACTTCTATAGCTCTTTGTAATCTTGTAAAATTACCTTCTTTATCTTGAGGTGGATTAAATTGATCATCTTTAGGTATTAATTTTTCAGCACCACTACCAACTTCTTTTACTTTATAAACTTCGTTCATATATGTTTTATAATTAAAATATAAAATCTGAACTTTGTTATTATCTATTTCTTTGTATTGTGCTGAACCTTGATCGTAATTTGTTTGGTGATAGTTTTTGTTTTTAATTATATCTTCTAAATCTTCTTGCTCTAAAAATGGAAACTCTTTTGCTAGTTCGTTGACTGGTATTTTTTTAACTTCACCTACATAATATATATCATCAAAATAAGGTGACTCTGTATAAGAATAAACTAAATCAGCTGGATCAACATACTCTACTTTTACACCTTCTGATGTAGTAAAATTAGTTTTAACAGCACCAATACCTAATACTGTTAAGTCGTAATAAAAACGTTTTTTAATTAAATCATAATTACTACCTTGCATTAAAACGTTTATAGCTTGCTCTTCTGCTATTTCTGTAGCTTGCTTATAAGTTAACTGCATATGTAGTTGTAACTCTTCTTCAGACTCTGGTAATTTTTCAGGGTCTGTATCTGATAACTGTATATTAAAAGCTTGTCTTGAAAAAGCATCTAAATCTTTAGTACGCATATCTATCAATATGTTTTCCATATACTCAGTTCTTTTTTCAACACCAAACTGATCTTGTGAAAAAGCTTTTACGTCATACATACGCTCAGATATACCGTTTACAACTATATCAACAAATTTAGGTATAATAGGTACAGGTTTCCAGTCAAGATTTAAATAGCTTAAGTCACCATTTATTGATAACTCATCTTTATACTTTTGTATTGATTGTTCACCTCTAGCGTATAACCTTAAGTTATGATAATTGTTTTTATTAGTTGTATATCTTGTTTGATTGTAATCGTTGTAAAACCACTCTGTTTCGATAGCTTTAGCAACTTTTAAACCATAGTCATAGCTTAACTTTTCAGCATCACTTACAACTTGACTTGGAAAATAACTTTTTACCGCAGACTCTGCCATATACTTATTTTATTATTTTAGAACTATAACCAGTATTAGTATACTTAGCTATATTTATATTTACTTTATTTTTTTCTTTGTTAACGTTTGGTGTATATAAATGTCTATTACAAGCCATAACAGCTAAACCGCTACTAATTGTTGCGTCAAACTTTGTACGTTTATTTATATCAAACTTACTCCAATCGTTTAAAGTTGTATTAAAATACATGCTACCATAACTACCTTCTTGTTTCTGTCCAACGTGACTCTGTATATACATCTCTACAGCAGCAGCATGAGCTTGTTTTATATCTTCACTTGAGTTTGGTATACCACCTATTTCTTTCTCTGTAACAGATAGTTTATTCCAAACTCTATCAGGTCTGTTCATACTATAACCTCTATAACCTCTACGTCTTAAATGATATAGTAATCTTGGTTTGTTGTTTTCAGCAAGTAACGGCATACCGTAAAACACTAAAGCCATAAGCACGTCTTCAAAAAATATTTCAGCTGTTTGTGGTCTAGCTATATACTCTAAAAAAAATTGGTTTGGTGGAGCATCTTCCATGCTAAACTTAGTTAAACCATGCAAAGCTCCTTTTGAACCTTTACCGTCTACAGTACCGCTAATGTCGTAGCTGTCGCAGCCAAAAGCGCCCATATGATTATTGCCAGGGTATTTGATTCCATTTTTTAATATAATTTTATTTTGTAAGTTTGATGGTGGCACCCAACTAATATTAAATCTACCTTTTGGATCTGGATAAAATATTACTTGTGTATCTTTTATACCGTTAATCCATTGAAAATTACCTGTATTAACCGGTGGTGCTACACCTTCGTTATAATCTATTTGTTCGTATATTTTAACTAAATTAAATATACTATTTTTTGCTTCATCTCTAAACGCATGTTCTTCAGTTCTTGGAAACTGTCTATAAAATTCGTTTAATGCGTCTTGATCATTTTTTAAACCATCAGCTTCGTTTTTCCAATGATCTATAATTCCGTAATCTATTAATTCACCGTCTGGTCCGTATACATCATCACTTGGATTATTAAAGACTGGATGTCCGTGTTCATCAATAAATCCTTCGTAGTTCCACTCCATTGGGATAAAGAGAGAATAAAGCCCAGACTTTGTCTGTCCATTACGGTTTCGTCTATTAACATCTGAGTCATTGTATAGTTTTTTAAAGTTATCACCTCCTTTATCTAAAGAGTTACTAGTACTACCCATCATACACTTACCAACTATTCTACTACCAAGTCTTAAACAAGTTTTTGTTACACGCCAGTTGTTTAATATATTGTCAGGCCTTTCCCATTTACCACTTTCATCGTGAACTAGTAAGTTTAACTTTTCACCGTCGTAACTATTATCACCAGTATTTTTCCAGTCTATAGTTGTATCTAGTCCTTGTAAGTCTTCTTGCTTTTCGTTTGCAGTAATTTTTCTACGAGTAAACTTACTCGCAGGTACACGGTAAGCAAGCTCAGACTTAGGTCTATCCATACCATCTTGTATCGGTTTAAAGAAAAACGGATAGTTAACAGATATTGGTACAACTTTGTCTGTAAACATTTTCTTTGCATCACTTCCACTTTTTGATAATATACCATATCTACTATCACTTGATATTGTAGCTAAGTTAACTGTTTCGGCTGATGACATAAAAGAAAAACCAGATCTTCTATTTTTTAAATAGCACATACCGTAACATCTTTTATCAGCTTTACATGCTTCCCAGAATATATAAAATAATCTATTAGCTTCTCTAAAATCAGGTGCACCTACGTCTATTTTACTCCACTGTAAATACATATAGTGACTACCTGTTATATAAGTTGGTTTACTATTGTTGTTAAACCAAAAACCTTCATCTCTTCTTTTAAACTCTTCGTCTATATAATCATACCATTGATCTTTAGCTTCTTCAGCATAACTACGCCAATCAAATATATTTTTTAATTTAGATAATTCTTTTGGATATTCTAGCTTTTGCCATTTTTGTTTGACATGCACATGCACGTTGGTTGGCAACTTTGGTAGCGCAATACGTAAACCTTGCATTTCAAGTATTTCGCCAATTTTTCCAGTTTTTGATATAATGACAACATCATGTTCTTTATTGTATCCATATTTCCATTTTTTACCTTTATTCATACGAGTTATAGTCGTACGTTTTACAGGTTCAATTATTTTAACTAATTTCTGTTCGTAACTCATCTTGATCTACCTTCAGCAAAACCTTTAAATACTCTATCTTTTTTTTCAGTTTCTTTACCTTCAAGTATATTCTCTTCTTCTTGTATTCTGTTTAGTATTTCAAACGCGTCAAATATAGCTAGCTTCTTTGTAGCCGCAGCGTTTTTTAATCTATCAGCACTAACATCATCTTCTGTGTTAGTTATTATTTTTTCTTTAGCAACGTTAATCAGCTCTTCAACTGCTCTGTGCCCAGCTTGGATTATAAGCTTCTTCGTGTCCTTGATATTCATATTTAATTGTAATAAATTTAGTGTACACTCTGTATAATAATTCACCATCAATAACAAACTCGTAATTAGATATTGGTGTAAAACCTACAAGATCTTTAACCTTAAAACTACCATCAGTATATTTAATAACACCAACATTTTCTTGAGTTTCACTATTAGCGTATTTATCTTTGTTTTTTATAGGTTTAACCCAACAAAAACCTTTTAGTGAGTGCCATTTCCAAAACTTTTTATACAAAAATATTTGATCTGGATGTACTATATAAGTGTTTTCGTTAAAATAGCTTTTACTATTTTTCTCTACACCTTTAACATCATGCCAACGTCTAAACACGTTGTGATGTAATATAACATCGCTACCTACGTCTATATCTGTATCACCAATAATAGGAGTTGATATTACTTTTGCTTTTCTGTTAACGTATTGATGGTTGAAGATCTCAGTGTTAAGTATTAACTCTTTATCTCCAACCTTCTTTACATTATTATATCTTTCTCCTATTGGCTTTACAACAAAGTTGTAAACGCTTTTCATTAATACTCTAGATTATATTCTACTGATACCGCCATATTTTTGTTAAAGTCTTTCCAAGGCAAAATATCTTTATTTTTTCTAATATATATTGAAAACTTTTCGTCTTCTTCTATTATATCAGATATAGTATGTCCACCGTAAACTTCCTGACCAACAGCATAGTGCATAGCGTCGTTTTTATAATCTTTACCTATACTAATCTTCCTTATTAACTTCGCCATTTTCAGGATATTGTATTGTACCGTCTTCTATATTAATATTTACCGTGCCGTAATCTTTTTCAAGCTCGTCTTGTATTTTTCTAAGCTCATCTTGCAAATTAACTACTTGATGAGAAATCATATGTTTAGACGTTTCAAGTCTACCTATTTCCATTTGAGCTTTATTAATATTGCTTACAATTGTTTGTATTTTTTCTAACTGCGACGCAGTTACTTTTTCTGGTTTTAAGTCAACCAACTTTTCTTTTTTTGTCATTTTTATTTAATTTAAGTTAATTTAATTTATTTATTTTTCAAACGAAAATATAAAAGTCATTGGTGTTGTGTTAACAACAAGTTTGTCTTCCGTGCTTATGTTTGCTAAATTATCTTCCATAATAATTTTTGTTGCTGAATCAACACTTTTAACTGTTCCAAACAACAAACCATCTTCATCTCTTAATATATCACCTGGACCAACACCTGAAAGTACTGGTGATAAATCAGCTACAGGTAAAACAGGGCTAGTTGTTGCAGCTCCTGCGTCAACAGTCATTGTTGATGGTCCAAACGTAGTAACACCAGTTTTAGCTAATCCAGCTACATATATCTTATCAAAACCAACATTAATACCTGTATGAGGTTCACCTTCAAGAATTAAACCATTGTTTATAGGTTTATTGTTTTCGTTAGTACTACCAGTAGTACCACCACCAGGCGTACCTGCTACTATTACGTTGCCCATTATTAAATCACCATCATTAGCTCCATTACTACCATCAATAAAAGTTTTACCTATAATATTAGGGAACCAACCGAAAGTATCTACCGCAGCCCCATCATCACCTAAAGTTGTAGGTGCAGTACCGTTAATAGATTTAGCAAAAAACAACTCAATATCATTTGAGGTTTGATCAACACCGTTTTTTCCTGTTTTAAGAAGCGTAACACCTAGTAATTTAGAAGCTCCTTTTGGAACGTCAAAACCAAACCAATCAAAGATTATCTCCGCATCAGTAAAGTCTCCTGCTTGAATAGCAGCAACATCTATTGTAGGTTTTACTGTTACTGTAAAATATTTTCCCATAATTTTTATTTTTTTACTTTTTCTAGTGATCTACCGCCAAAGTAAGCACCGATCACTGTTATTAATACTAATTGTAAAAGATCTACGTATGAGTCTTTTACGTTAAAATTTATTGCACCAGCATCTATAAATACTAATAACACTGTGCTTACTACTAAGAACACTAATACTAGCGGTCTTATATTTTTGCTTAACCATGAATCACTGTTCATATCAAGCTTCCATCTCTCAGTTACTTGCTTTTGCATTTCAGCTTCGTAACTCATTATCAAATCTTTTATTTTTGCTTCAGCTGCTAGCTTTTCTTCTTTAGTAGTAGTTAAGTTATCTAAAACTCCACCTACATTTTTTACAAGTTCACCAGCACCAGCTGAAAATATTTTTCCTAATATACTCATAACTTAATTTTAACCTGGGTTTGGAAACCTTCCTGACTCTTCAGTATCTAACATAGTAGGTTTTCTTCTTAATTTACCGAAGTTAAATTCGTTACTTTTTTTTTTTTTAGCTTCAGCAATTGAAACTCCGTCACCTATAAACTCAGTGGCGTCTTTTTTGCTAAAACCAGCTTTTGTAAAAGCTTTTAATTTTTTCTCATATTCCTGTCTACTCATATCAGCTCCTTCAAACGCAGGTTCAAAGTCTTGATTTTTTTTAACAGGTGAATTACCAAAGCCACTAAAGCCTCTCATTTTAAATGGTTTTTGTTTCATTTTATGTATTTGTTTTTAAACCGTTACCGTTGTTAGCGTCTTCTTCCCAAGGGAAACCGTCATCACCAGCTTCCTTAGCTACGCCATCAACTATTATCATATCTTTACCGTTCATAGTAACTCTTGGATATACGTTACCGTTCCACTTTACGTAATTATCACTATAAGCTAACTTACCTATTTTCATATCAGTGGAGTGTCTCATTTCGTGATTTATTACTTGTCTTTCTTCATAACTACCAGGTTGTATTTTATCACTAATATAAATGCTACCATCCATATTAGCTTCACCCATAACACCTGGTTCTAATGGTTTTCTAACTATAGGTGTACCAGGTACTGACGTTTCACCACCAGCTTCTTTACTAAAAGTAAGCTTAGTACGTATGTTACCGTTTGTCATATACGGTTTGTAACCTTTACCTAGTTTGTATGCCATTATCTTCTTTTATTTGATGCTAATTTACCAAACTTTTGAGAGTATGGCGTTACACCTTCTCTTTGTACTTTTTGTATTTTCATTGGATCTTCATAACCAGGTGTAAAAGATTTTCCACCTTCTCTTATAGTAAGATCTCTTTTAACTTTTCTTTTAGTTGCAATAGGCCCAACAAGTTTTCTTTTCATTTTAAATGGTCCTTTTTTCATCTTGTATTATCTTTTATCATATCGTCAATAGCTTTATTGTAAACTTTATCTGTATATGATTTATTATTAAAAAAAGTACTACGCTCAGATATAGGTAAATCTTCTTCACCTAGTAATACTCTATATATTCTACTTATAAGTTGAGAACATTTAAATGATGTTTTAAATACTGAATATTTAATTGTTGTTCTGTTACGATGCCTCCAAGCTTCGATCCAACCATCACGTCTTAATCGTTCCCATCTGTTTTTATCCCATGAGTATGTATAAACTCCGTCAATAAAATCGTTTCGTGTAAATCTTTTTTTACAATCTAAATAAATTAATAATTCTAAATCTGCATCTTTTAACCCGTAAGTTTTACAGGCCCATTTTCTAACGAGCCTGTAATACTTAAGGATATTCATTTCACGCAAATCTTGCGCGGTTAATCGCATATGTTAGGATCTAGCTGTAGATACTATTCCGCAACCGTAAATAACTATATTGTTATCTAAAAATGATTTGTGAACATTTTGTCCATTGTAGTCAAGTTCATGAACAGTAATTAACTCATCGTAATTATTGCCATTGTAAAACTCTTGCATAATTTGCATTATTTCTTTAAATTTACCAGCGCTGTGCTTTAGCCTAACAATATCTTTAGCATTAGCACTATCACCAGATTTAAAGTATAGTTCAGTAATATCCATAGCATCACCATTCCAGTGAATACCATTGTCATCACCAGAACCAGTAAGGCTACCGTTACCTGCGTCTTGCGCGATTGTTTGTGCACCTAAAAAGTTTTTAGCTGCTACAACAATGTCTTGGCCAGCCGCGTTTAAAGGTGTACTACCACTTGCTACAAGTTTTGTATCGTGTACCCAAACACTATCAGCAGTTGTTAGTGTAGCTCCAGCAGTAGTACTACCGTCACTAGAAGCATCTTTAATAGTTACAACCCCACTACTAACTGAATAACCTTCATCTAATAATAAAGTTACTTCATCAGCAACGTGGTTAGCTGGCGTGCCGTAAGGTAAAGTTGCGTCTGAAGTGTCTAAAGCTCCTACTTGAGCTGTAAATAAATCTCCAAATTCAACCCCTATATGAGAGTTTGCAGCGGTATAAGAACTACCTCTTTTACCAGATCCAGCGGTGTGTACTCTATATACTACTTGTAAACCTAAAGCATCTCCATCTCCAGCTGAGGCGTTAACAGGTATAAAACCTCCATTTGCTACAGTTATTTCTGTTAAAGCTTGATCACCAGTAGATGGCGCAACACCTGCTTGAGAATAATACCCTTTTCTTCCAAAATATAAATATTGTGATTTCATTTTTTAATAATTTTAAGAATTCATTGTTATAGCGACACTTACTATATCAGTTGAATTAGGGTTAATACTATTTAGCGTATCAAAAGCAACAACGTGTCCGCCTCTATTTACTGAGTTAGCTAAACTTACCATAGTGCTTATTGCACTTTTTTTATGTGTGTAATCTAATTGATCAGTTGCACCGTTAGTGCAAGTGATAGCTACTTTGTCAGGAGCATCGTTATCTCCAACGTGATCTTCAAAATACATAGTAACTTCATTAGCTCCAGTAGTATCTATTGCTAATAAAGCGTTGTTGTTAAAAGAAGTTGAAATACCAGTTCCGTTAGAAGTAGCGTTATCATTAAAATACATGTAATTTATTTGTTTCATAATTTTTGTTTTTTAAATTAAGCTCCTGTTGTTACTACACTAACACCATCTACCTTACCAGCAAACTCATTAGCATATACAGCGTTTACGTCATCTGCAATTACTATTAGTTTACCTTTAGCAGGATTAGCTATAGCTTTATGGAACCTGGTTATTACTTCTTTGTGAATATCAGAGTCAGCTGAAATGTTTGCATGAGTTAGTACTACATGCGAATGTGCATTGCTGTTATCAATATCTTTAAATCTAATTTTAGTTGTAGTAGCACTTGCAGCATCGCAACCTGTTACTCTAGAAACAGGAACAACAAAACCACCACCATCAGTAGTTAAAGCATCAGCAAAATATAAATAATTTTCTGCGTTCATTTTTTTAATTTATAAATTAATAATTTTGTTTATTGTTTTTAAGTTTAAGGTTTTTGATTTATGGTTTAGGTTTAATCTATTAGTACAACGTCACCAGATCTGATAACGCCGTAAAATTTATCTTTATGTTGTATACCGTGGCCTGCATGTTTATCGTAATATACAGTATCACCTTCTTTTATTCCTTCAACTAAGTTACCAACAGATACAACTTTAGCTTTTAAGTACCTATTGTCACTGTCTACATCTTCTGTTAAAATAAGACCAGCAACTTTTTTAGGTTGTTTTTTTATTAAATCTATTATTATATAGTGATTAACTGCTTTCATTTACTCTTATGTTTGAAATTACACAATCAGCAGATATAATAGTAGTTACAACAGAAACAGCATTTTTAAGTGCAGACTTAGTAACAAGTACTGGATCTATAATTCCAGCTTCAATCATGTTAACATCTTCACCTGTTGTAACATCTAAACCTATACCTTTATCAGGTCTAATACCTGTTTGCTCAAAACCTGCGTTTGCAAGTATTGTATCAAAAGGTGATCTTATAGATTTAAATAATATTTCTTCACCAGTGTTATCAGCTTTTAAGTTTTGCGATGCGTTTAACAAAGCAACACCACCACCTGATACTATACCTTCTTGTAAAGCAGCTTTAGTAGCATATATAGCATCTTCAACTCTATCTTTCTTTTCTTTCATTTCAACTTTAGAGTTTGCACCTACTTTAACAACACCAACACTACCAGATAACATAGCTAATCTTTGTTGATGTTTTTTCTTTAAAAAAGGGTTTTTATCTTCTTTATCTATAATTTTTTGTATAGATTTAATTCTTTCACTAAGATCTTGCTCTGGTACATCAACAGTTAACACTGTAGTTTTATCATTTGTTATAGCTGTATGAGCTTGACCTAAACAGTCTATGTCTATTAAATCAAGATCATCACCAAGTTCTTCGTTTATTACTTTAGCTCCAACTAGAAAAGCAAAATCTTCACATGCATCTAGCTTAGTAGGACCAAAGCCTGGTAAATCAACTATATTAACTTTTATATTACCTTTAACTTTATTCATCATTAAAGCAGCTTTAACTTGCTGCTCTACAGGCGCTACTATTAATAAAGCATGTTTATTTTTTATTACATGCTCTAATATTTTCTGTATACGTCTTATATTAGGTATTTCAGATGTTACTATTAAAATTAAAGGATTATCTAGTTCACAGATTTGTTTATCTTTGTCAGTTACAAAGTGTGGTGATGTAAGGCCACTTTCTATTTGTACTCCGTCTACAACATCAACGTACGTTTCTTCAGTTGGTGACTCTTCCATTAATACTACACCGTCTTTACCTACTTTATCATAAGCCTCTGCTATAATTTTTCCAAGCTCATAATCGTTGTTACAACTTATTGAACTTACAGATCTCAGCATATCGCCTTCAATCTTGACAGCAGACTTGTTTAAGTAAGTGTTTATTTTATCTAAACCAGATTTAATACCTGTTTTTATATCTCTTATGGAAGCTAGTTTACTGTTTAGAACGTTTTTTAACAACGATTCAGCAAGAACAGTAGCTGTGGTAGTACCATCACCTGCTTCTTTTACAGTATTTCTTGCAGATTCTTTAATTAATGTAGCTCCCATGTTTTCAACCGGATCATACAAGACTACGCTTTCCGCAACGGTTACACCATCTTTTGTAATTACCGGATTACCACGAGCGTCTTCGTAAATTACACACTTACCAGACGCTCCTAATGTGGATTTTACTGCTTTTGCAAGCTTTTCTACGCCTGCAATAATTTTATTTTTAGCATTTTCGCCAAAATTTACATCCTTGACGAACTCGCTAGGTTGATTATATTCCATATTTGATTAAATTTAATTAAATTTTGATTTATTAGAACGTTTTTACAACTTTTGGCCCTTTCGTAGCCTCTAATTTTTTAGAAAAGTGATCAATACTGCCATCAATTGCAGCTTCTGCACCTTCTATTGTTTCTCTACGTGTAACATCGTGCCAATTTTTATCATTTTCTGGATCATTTACCTCAGTTTGATAAAAACCGTTAGGTAATTGTGTAATTCTCCAGTTTTTTTTGTCAGCTAAATGCTTCCACTGTTCTATAGTTTTTTCATTTGGTTTAAAATTGCCAGTTGTACTGGTCTTGTAATATAAATACGTCATAGTTTTTGGTTTTATATTGGTTAATAAATAGGTATAGGGTGTTTCCCTATATCATCAATCTTTCTCTTCTTATTATTGCTCCTCCTGTTTGACTTGCCGCTGCTGATCTAGCACCTTTAAATTTCTTTTTAGATGCAGGAGACGGCGCATCTTTTCTTAATACTATTTGTCCAGTATCGCTTTTAAAAACTTTACCTCCTTTAGCTATGTGATCTCTAGTTGCTTTGTTACCTTTAGTTTTATACTCTTCTGTAACATCTGTTCCTTGAGCTCTTTTTCCAACAACTTTTACTTGATCTAAAACTTTTTTAGTTGGTGATATACCCATTAATTTAGATACGCTAGGTTTGTTGCCTGATTTTAGTTTAAATGCACTATCTTTTTTCATTGTTTTCGTTTTTTGTACCACGGCCAAAATTACCACGGTTATTCTTAATACTTGTTCTTATAACCTTACCACTTGTGTGGTGTAAGTCACTGTTTGATCTTTGACCGATGCGTTGGTTCTCTGCTTTGCGTGCCTTGCGGAGCGCTGTCTTTGCCATAGCAACATCTCTTTTCTTCTTAGCTACAGCTGCTTTCGGTGATAATTTTTGTTTTAATTTTATAGGTGAACCATTCATAGTACTATTATTACATAGAAAAAAATATATTTACTAATATAGAGGTAATGTGTTGCCCCCTACCCTCCAGCACCTGGCCCAAACTGCAAAATGCTTTTGTAAACGCCACCGGCCCCGTTTTATATACGTTGCACGCAAATGTTTTTACGTTTTACTTACGTACATATTAAAACGTTTTAACTATTTTTTTACATTTTACAAAACTATTTTTAAAATAGTGACAATTGCTTGTTACTCTATTTTACTTAATAAGCTAATGTCACACAAAGTAAATACTACTACATGTGGATAATATAAATGTAAAACAAATTAATACTAACTAAATAAAATAAACAATATGAAATTAAATACTAAAAGATTTGTAATAAGAAAATCATTAATAGGTAAAAAAGCAATCATCACTTTCACAACTAAAAAAGGTAATGAAGTAACATACAATCACGATGAAGTGTATACTAAAAACAAAAAAAGATTTGAAAGTATGAACTGTTTCCAGAAATACAAATCATATACTAATTCTAATAATATCCCAACTTTTTGTAGATAATATTATTAAAATAATTTTCTTGAGTGGACAAGTGACGGGCAATACTTGTCTACTCAAATTATTATGTAAACAAATAGTATACTTTTATACAAACTAAAAACGACTTACATTGGATAATATAATAAATTAAACTATGAATAAAATAAAAAATAATAAATTAAATATAATAAAATTAAATAATAAAATTTATATACCTTTTAAAATACACCAACTACCTAAATATTATAATAAAAATTTAGAACAATTTAATTTAAAAGGTTATATATATATAAGTTTAAATTCTATAAAAGAATACTCACCAAACTTTAATTATAGAAATTTTTTAAACACACTGGTATTTCACCACACTTTAAACAATAAAAATTGTAGGTAAAATAATACAAAATAATTACGAACTAGTTTGGATAATAATAATGAAAACAATGTTAAACTAAATAAATATAAATAATATGAAAGAAAAAATATCAACTCAAACAATTCAATCAAAAAGATTTGTAGTAAGAAAATCACTAATTGGTAAAAATGTAACAATTGAATTTAAAAATAAAAAAGGTAATACAATAACTTATAATCACGACATAGTGTGGGGTATTATGAAAGATAAACTAAGTGTAATGCCATGTTGGTTAAAGTACAAAAGTTATACTGCTACTAATAATATTCCAATGATATGTAGAAATACTGACTTAGTAGAAATGATATAATCTACTGGTTTCTTTATAACTCGGACTCGATAAATACCTCGATTGAAGTACAGATTAGGTCGAAGTGAGTCAAGACATAGTTCGACTTGTTTAGTGTCTTATAAATAATGTGAACAAGTAAAAGGTAGATACAGACTTCTAAGTGGTGTACATGTGGAATCGAAGACCACCCTACTACTAAAATATAATACTATGATTATAATAAATAAAATTACTGGAAGAGATATATCTCGTGAGTACCTCGCTTTAATGAAAGGTATAATAACTAGTGAAGAGTTTGAGTTAATAACAATGACACTTAAATAATTTATTACAAATTAAATACGAATAAACTTGGATAATAAAATAAAATTAAATATGAATACAATAAAATTCCTTAAAAATAATAATATCAAACTAAATAATACAATATACAAAGCATATACTATATGTGAGTTACCACCAAAGTTTGGTACAGATGAAATAACTACATGGTTTAACTATAAAGGCTTTACTTATGTCGCAGAATAAAAAACAAAATAAAGAAAAATACAAAGTAACTAAACAAAGTAACTCTGAAGCTCAAGCAATATTTGCTATGATACAAATGGAAAAGCAGCGTAAAGCAAACAAACCGCCTGCTGCTTGGCCTAATAATAATAGAGATGGACTAGATTAAATATAAATTATGCAAAAAGTAAAACAAAATTATGTAGCAGAGTTCATAGTTGCAGGTGCAGTAGCAATGGCATTGTTAACTTCATGCGAAGTAGGTACAAAATCTAACGCAATGCCAGCTGTTCACCCGTTATACAATGAATTTAGCGAAGAAGAAAAAGGAGTTTATAACACGCTTAACGCAAAAGATAGAGAAGTTATTAACAGAAATACTGAAATTTATCAACTACGTCAAGCGCTAGATACAAATTTTCATTATGACTGGTAAAATAATAACAATATTAGCAATAATTGCACTCTGCTCTTGTAAGACTACAAAAAAAGAGCCTGTAAAGTGCTGTAATAAAGAAACTGCCCACGCTTTGTGGGATTGTGGTGAAGAAATAGATTATAAACATAAAGAATTAATTAAATGATGAACTATATAACAGTGTTGGACTTTGAAACAGGTCAAGTATGTCAATATAATATTGGATTTCAAGTAAATAAACTTGGTTGGAATCCTGATGCTGAAAGTATGGAAGAATACTTAACAAGCAAAGGTCACAACTTAAATAACTGTGAGTGGATGTGTCACAAAACAAATACGATACACCACGGATAATATATATAAATAATAAATATGAACTGTATAAAATGTAATGCTATAATACCTTCAGGCAGAGTTAATCTTGGCTACAAAACCTGTGTCAACTGTTCTACTGTCGAGCAATATGGCTGTGCGCCAATCACTTATCATAAAACTGGTAATTCTATCCAGATTATGTCGGCAAGTGACGCAGCTAAAATTGCTAAGTTAACTCAGCGAAGAGGTTATGGTACAATGTTAAAATAATTAAGTAATATGAAAACAATATACAAAGGCGACACCCGCTATGAAAAGGTGTATGAACAAATGCAACTACTTGGTATTCAAGATGTTAGCACTGAAAGACAAGTAAAAAATGGTACAATAGTCTGGAGACTACCAATACTATCAGACAAGCCAGGTGAGTACGTAGAATATGCTTCATTTAAAAGTGGCTACGTACGTAATCAAGGTGTTGACTGTCATAGTAATTGGCAAATTAATAAACGTTGTATGAGTGAACCAATGTACTACCCAGAATATGAGTGGAAAAACGGTTATCAAGTAAAAACAGGTAAATATTTAAAATATCAAGTTCGTACTTGTGAAAAAATACTAGTAGAAATTGATAGATTAGAGTATATGTTAAAGTATATCATTAAAAACGAGTACATTAAAAAAGCTAACAGAGTACAAGAAGGTAAGTTTGTACCAAAATGGAAGTACGATGATTTACAAAAAAGTAAAAAAATTGGCTGGAATTATGGTAATCAAGATGAAATATCAGTAACTATTAACGGTCATAGATATAATTTAACATGAGTCCGTGGAAATTAGTAGCTCAACTCGGTATATATACTGATGAGCAAATAGAAGAAATGACGTGGGCTGAGTGCGTTGAAATATTAGAAGCAGAAGCAAATGAAACTAAACAATAAACACAAAAGAGCTGTCAAAAGGCGAGTAGATCTCGAGCAAGGTGTTAGACCACCTGGCAGCTCTGTGTTTGTAAATAAAAAGAAATATAATAGAAAAAATAAACACAAACAAAATACGACTGAAGAAGGATAATAATAATATAAACAAATGTCTAACTAATTAAATTAAATAAAATGATAAAAGATTTAGAAAACAAAAAAGCTGCGTTAGAGCTTTTACAAAACGAAACTAACGAAAAACTAAATGATTATAAGCAACAAGTATCTATAATACAAAAGCAAATAGAAGATTATAATAAACCAGAGCTAACACCAAAACAGCTAGATGATATTCAAGAAGCTATTGAAGATGCTGTAGGTACTTATAGCTTTGATAATGTAGACGATTATGATGTAGAGTTTTGCTTAGATTATGACGGTAGAGTAGCATTAGATAATATTAGCTTAAACGACACATACGATTTAGTAGAAAGAATAGTAAGAAGAATACATAGCTTATTTAAAGAAGCTGATGCACCTAAAGAAACTGAAGATGCTTAGTTAGCATTGTTTTCAAAGAGGCAGGGCGCGAGGTGAGTAACCGCGGCGTAAGCAAAGGTATCTGACTCGCTTGCCTGTCTCTTTTTTACAAAATAAAACGACAGGTAGTGTACTAGTAAGTGTCTCCTAGGCTCGCACCGAACGGCACTAACCCTCGTTTTTACAAATTAAATACGAATACTAACGGATAATATAAATATGAAAAATAAAAAATACCTTACACCAAAACACGTGTTAGAATATTTTCTACACAGGTCAAATGAACCAATCAGACATTGCCACAAAGCACTAGCTGCTGCTTGCAATGATATATCTAACGAATTAGATTATGATAATCCACTAGACATGTTAAAGTTATTATGCTTTAATGATGAAATACCTAGCTTACATACACATAGCTATGGTTTTCATACTGCAACTGGTAGAAATATAATAACCTCGTTACAAGATCACTATTACGAAGTAAAAGACATAACACCAATACAAAAATAATATGGCAACAAGAAGTATAATAAGATTTGCTAAACGTGAAGACGGAGTATCGTTTAGTGAGCATCCAGATAGTTTTGATGCGCAATTTTATGCACACTGGGACGGTTATCCTGAACATAGAGGTATAGAAATAGCTAAGTCAATACTAAATAGCTCAAAAATAGAAGGTTGGGAAATAGATTTTTTATCTACAAGACACTGTGATTTAGAGTATTGTTATTATGTTTGGCAACATCCACTCAAAGAAACTTGGATAAGTATATTTGAAGGTTATGGTGTAGCTGAAGATTTAAAATGTATATTCGTAGGTAAACCACAAGAGTTAATTGATAAATACAAAGAAGATACGAACGATGACGGATAATAATATAAATAAAATGACTGAAAAAGAATTAAATATGTTAGCAACTAAAATTGTTAGTCGTATGATGAAAATAAAGTCTATGGAAGACTGGTTTAATCATATAGAGTCTACTGCTCAAGCAGCTAACAGTGACTATAGCCAGTTAAACTTGTCTGAAGAAGTTGAAGCTTTAGGTGAAGCTGCAAAGCTTATGACACTAATGAATATACTACAAGAAGATGAAGAGTACGAAAAATGTGCTATAATTAAAAGACGTATGAAAGTTGTTAACAAAATACTAAATAAATATAAAAAATGATGAGAAAAAAACCAATGCTAGCTTACCCGGTAAGCGATAAACCAATTAACTATGATGAACCAGTATTTATGCAACCAAAGCTTGATGGCGTTAGATGTTTGATACAAGCTGATAAAAGAGGTGACAAAAGCCAGTTAGGCTATTTAAAAGTTACAGCATATTCACGTACTGGTAAAGAGTGGAAAAATATTGACCACATACTAAACCAGCTTACACCTTTCTTTGATAAACACCCTAATGTTATACTCGATGGCGAGTTGTATAATCATGATTTTAAAGATGATTTTGAGTCTATAATATCTATGGTCAGAAAAACAAAACCAACAGACGAGGACAGGCTTATATCAGCTAAGAACGTACAGTTTCATTGTTATGATATAGTTGATGAAGTACTCACGTTCGATCAACGTATACATTTTGTAAAAAACTCTTTAATGTTATTAGGTGATAGTATACATACTGTGCATACTATGAGTATTTCATCTCATGAAAACGCATTAACCTTTCACGAAAGCTACAAAGCTGGCGGTTACGAAGGTTCTATTGTACGTACTAACGATACTTATCAATGTAAGCGTTCTCATAATCTACGTAAGTTCAAAGACTTTAGCGATACTGAAGCTACTATTATAGGTTTTGTCGAAGGTAAAGGTAAACGTAAAGGTACACTAGGTAAATTCCTTATGTGTGATGCTGATGGTATAGAGTTTGGTTGTCCACCAGGTAAAGGCTACAATTACAAAGATTTAAAAGCTTTATTACATAGAGCTCAATGGTATGTAGATCACAAAGCAACAGCTACATTTACATACTTTGAAAGAACTAAAGCAAATAGCTACAGGCATCCATTATTTAAATGTATTAGAGATTATGAATAAAAAATTAAAACAAAGAATTAAAGAATTTAATAAAATTAAATTTAATAACAACAATAGTAAAAGAATAATAGTCGCATCGTTAAAACCAAATGTGACAAAAGCTATTGAGACTAATAAGTAACAGGCTAATGTCACAAAGAAACCTTAAATACCTTAACACTAACCGTATCGTATATAGACGATTGCCACTCACAGACAAACCAACGCAAGAAACTGATGTGTATATGTATTATGAAAATGGTACATACCAATGCTATGAGTTGTTTAGGTCATCAGCAAAGATAACTACTTATAAATCTTTGAAGTGGCATTTGTTAGTGTTATGGTATTTAAACCCACAACTTGATCAAGACCAGTTTGCGGCACTAGCTTTTTGCTTATGCACTAAACATAATGGTTTTGTATCTTTTAACATACATGATAATTTACTACGTAAAATTATATATGAAGTTAGTATGATGGATTTAGATGCGGCTCCTAAAAATAGACTACGTAAAGTTATATTTAAACCATTTACAGGTTTAACAAAAGAGGAAAAACTTAAAATTGTAGGCTCATTAATAGGTAGGTCTAAACGTATACACCCTGATGATATATACGAGTGTATGTTAGATTTAAATGACATGGGTAAAAAAATAACTATAGGTAGAGTAGCAGATTTATTAGACTGCTCAAAAAGAACAATACATAGAAATATGTGTGTAGAATTAAAAAGAGAAAAAGAATTATTAAACAAACAAAATGAAAAAGTATAATATAAAAAACTATATTAGATATAAATTAGATTTAGAAAGAGCTATTAAAAGATTAGATGAAACTAAACAATGGCATGAGTTAAATAGATCAGATTTAATAACAAGCTTTATGCCGCTTGTAGAAAACATAGGTAGAAAATTTGCTACATCACAACAAGCTAGTGGCGTTATGAGTATATTAGATATACTACAAGAAGGTAATGCTGGTCTTACTAAAGCTATAGATAAGGTTGATTGGGAAGTTGTATATGACTCTGATGATCCTGAAAAAACTATTAAATCTTTTTTATCTAAAAGAATTAAAGGTGCAATACGTAGAGGTATTGATAAAAACAGAGGTAGCATGCGTTTACCTGAACATAAACTAAACGAAATACGTAAGTCAGACGGTAAGAAAGCTGTTGAGTTATTTTTTAACTCTGTGTTTACAAGTATTGAAGAGCAAGAGCAAGACAGTAAAATATTTCAAATACCAGATAACTCAAATGAATATAACAACGCGATGTTAAACACTTACTTATTAAGTATACTTAAATTACATTTAGATATTAAAGAGTATGATGTGCTACGTATGAGTTATGGTCTTGACTGTGATAAATGTAATGCTACTAAAATAGCTAATCATTTAGGTATACAAGGTAGCAGTTCTTATGTACGTGTTTCGCAATTAAAAAAGCAAGCAATACAAAAACTTATAGATAACGTTGACGCTTCGCAAGTGATTGATTTTCTGTAAGTTATATAATTAAAAGTGAATAATTAATGTGTAACTATATATATACAAACCCAGTAAACCTATGAAAGAACTAAACCAAAAATTAGCTCAAATACAAACAGAGCTTAAAGTTAAAAAATCGAGTTACAACTCGTTCGGTAAATATTATTTCCGTAAAGCAGAGGATATACTAGAAGCAGTAAAACCTTTTTTACTTAAACACGAAGTTTCAGTAACAATAGACGAGGATATACTAGCAACAGATCCTGTTCCAATGCTAAAATCAACAGCCATTATTTCCGATGGCAAAAATCAAATACAAACAACAGCAATAGTCGGTGTAGACTTAAATCAAAAAGGTATGCAAGCAGCACAACAGTTTGGCGCAGCATCATCTTACGGTAAAAAGTATGCACTTGGTAATTTGTTTTTAATCGATGATACACAAGATGCCGACGGTAATAATAACCACGGTAAATCTAAAGCTGTGTCTAAAATTAAACAAGCGGCTAAGTCTGAGATTACTAGAAATCAATTTACTAAAGCTGTTGACTATGTTAAATCAGGTGGTGATATTGAAACTATAAAAACAAAATACAAGATTACCACCGATCAAGAAAATTATTTAAATGAACAAAGAAAAGATACTACAAAAGCTTCGTAATGATGAAGACTATTACGGTGATTTTGGTAATCAATTTTTATCTAACTCACATATAGGTAAATTACTAAAAGATCCGCTAAGAGCTTTTGAACCTAGCAAACCATCACCTGCATTTTTAATAGGCGGTTATTTCCATACTTGTATACTAGAACCAAATAAACTAAACAAGTACAAAGTTGTTAAGTCAACTACGAGAAACACAAAAGAATATAAAGACGTAAGTGGCGGTGAGCTTTGTTTATTGCAAAAAGAAGTTGATGAAATAGAATTAATGAGAGAAAAACTAATGTCAAACGATATATGTAAAGATCTTATACAAGGCTCAACATTATTTAATGCGCCTGTAGATTATGAAGTTCCAATGGTTACAGAGTTATTCGGTAACAAATGGAAAGGCAAAGCAGATATAGTTAATCATGAAGAAAAATTAATTATTGATTTAAAAACAACAGCTGATGTTGAAAAGTTTAAATGGTCAGCTAGTAAGTTTAACTATGACTCACAAGCATACATATACAGCAAGCTGTTTGGTTATGAAATGTTATTTATAGTTATTGATAAAACTACACAGCAACTTGGTGTGTTTGACTGTTCACCAGAATTTTATGAACGCGGAGAAGATAAAGTACGTAGAGCAAGCGAAGCTTATGACTTGTTCTATAAGACTAAGGACTTTGATCCTAAACAGTATTTCATAAGCAAAACCTTATAAATTTATAATATGGCAAGTATAATAAAAGCAAGTATTAACCTTAACGAGATACCTAAAGATAAAATCTATGTAGGTAAAAAAGGTAAATACTTACCAATTACAATTACATTAAATGATGAGCTAGATCAATTTGGCAATCAAGGCCCTGTAGTTGTAGAGCAAACTAAAGAAGAAAGAGATGCTAAAGAACCAAAGACTTACCTTGGTAATGTTAAGGTTGTTTGGACTAATGGAACTAATGTTGAACCAGCACCAAGGACTGATACACCAGCGCCTGCAACAGCTGCGGCTCCTGCTGATGATTTACCGTTTTAATTATGCAGACAGTAGAGATCAATGGATTTACGATTGACAAGTTCAATCAATACGGTTTAAAAGAAGGCAAGGCACAGGGAACGTGTCCGTTATGCTCTCATACTAGACAACCTAAAAATCGTAATGCACAATGTGCTTCTTACGACTGGGAACGTGGTCTCGGTACCTGTCACAATTGTAATACTACTTTTCAACTTCATACTTATCAACGCAAAGGTGCAAGCGAGAAGGTTTATGTTAGACCTACCAAGCCTACAGACTTTAAAGAGGTAAGTACGAAGATTGAAGAGTGGTTTGCTAAACGTGGTATATCTAAGCAAACACTTAGTGATTTAAATGTTACTGAAGGTTTAGAGTTTATGCCACAAACAGGTAAACAAGAAAATACTATTCAGTTTAACTATACAATGGGTGATCAGCTCATTAATATTAAATACCGTGATGGTAGAAAAAACTTTAAGTTATTTAAAGGCGCTGAAAAAGTATTTTACAATATTAACAGTATTGTAGGTTATGACTGGTGTGTTGTAACAGAAGGTGAAATAGATGTGTTAGCACTACATGAAGCTGGTATACCAAATGTAATATCAGTACCTAATGGTGCTACATTAAATAATAATAATTTAGATTATCTTGATAACTGCATTGATTACTTCGATGATAAACAAAAGATAATACTAGCTGTTGATGCTGACGATCCTGGCCAAATGTTAAAGCAAGAGCTTGTGCGTAGGTTAGGTGCTGAAGTATGTTATCTTGTAGATTTTAACGGTGAAAAAGATGCAAATGATTTTTTACTTAAATATGGCAAACAAGAGCTGTGCGATGCTATACACGCAGCACGACCAGTACCACTTGAAAATGTATCAACTTTAAAAGATGTAGAAGATGAACTTAGAGACTTTGTTAAAAATGGCTTCAAACCAGGGTACCAAATCGGTATTGAAAACTTCGACAAGATTTTTTCTACTTACACTGGGCAGTTTATTACTGTCACTGGTATCCCTAGTTCTGGTAAGTCTGACTTTGTTGACCAAATGGTTGTTGGTTATAATAATCTGTACGGTTGGAAAACTGCGTACGCTAGTCCAGAAAACCAACCAGTATATCTTCACGCGCACAAGTTAATGCGTAAACACTGGCAAGATATGCCAGGCGTTAGTGATATTGGAAACAATAAATGGCAACAAGTAACTAATCATGTTAATGATAATTACTTTTTTATTGATATGGATAAGTATAGCTTAGAATCAGTATTACGTAAAGGTGCTGAGCTAGTTAAACGTAAAGGTATTAAATGTTTAGTTATTGATCCTTTTAATAAGATTAGAGATGTTGATGCTAAATCAGACGACGTAAACCGTTACACAATGGATTATTTAGCTAAGATCGAAGCTTTTTGTAAAAAATACGACGTATTAACTTTTATTGTAGCGCACCCAACTAAAATGTATAGAAACCAAGATGGTAAAATTGAAGAGCCAACTATGTACAATATTAAAGGTGGTGGTGAATGGTATGATGCTAGTTATCACGGCTTGTTAGTACATAGAGATTATGAGGCTAAAACAACTAAAGTTAAGGTGCTTAAAGTTAAGTTTCAAAACTTAGGTGAAAACGGTGCTGAAGCTTATTTTACTTGGGAACCAAGATCTGGTACATTTGTTTCTAACGAAAAAGTTATAAGTGAAGACGAACCAATGCCCTGGGATAAATGAAACGGTGGAAAAAACTACCAAGAAAAAAAGCACCAACAAAACCTTGGGATGAAGATCAAATGAAAGTAGTAGGTTGGTGTATGAGTAATAATATAAACATAGGTATTACACCAGACTTTGATAATGAATATAGTCTTTGGCAAATAGAAATACGTATAAACGGCACTGTACACGTAGATCCAAAGAGATATGATGAAGATGTTTTAGAAAAAGTTTATGAATATTATAAGTATTACTATCACAAATATAATACGAATAAAGAAGGATAATAAAAACATGATAAACACAATAAATAATAAAAAGTTTAAAACAGCTAATGAGGCTTATGAATACTTACACGATGCTATTATACAGCACGGTATAGAATTTAGTAATACAAAAGCTTTATTTAATGTAGGTTTTTACATTACAAACCCTTTAGCTAATGCAATAACAAACAAAGAACGTAACTGGAAACTAGATTACGCTGAAGCTGAATGGCAGTGGTATTTGTCTGGCGACCGTAATATAACTAAGCTAGGTAAAATATACGGTAAAATACCCTCTATATGGATTAAAATGGCAGATGTAAATGGTAATGTAATATCTAACTATGGTTGGCAATGGCAACGTAATAGTCAGTTAAAAAAAATAATACAAACATTACGAGATAATAAAAATTCAAGACAAGCCTGTATATCTATTTATGATGGTAAAGAAATAAACGACTATCGCAATGACACACCATGTACATATGCGGTACAATTTACAATACTACATGATAAACTAGATATGTGTGTTGTTATGCGTAGTAACGATTTATGGTATGGCTTTTGTAACGATCAGTATTGTTTTTCAGAGTTACAAAAACTTGTAGCTGAAGAGCTTAATATTGAAGTTGGTGTGTATTACCACTTTGCTCATAACATGCACTTATATAACGATAAAATATGATGTATTATTTATACCATATACCGGGTGAGAAAATAGGTGTAACAAAAAACCTTGAAGAAAGAGTTGAACGTCAACAAGGTTGTTATCCTGATGAATATGAAGTTATAATGTCAACAGAAAACATAGATTTAATATCAGAAAAAGAGTTGCAACTTCAAAAACATTATGGATATAAAGTAGATGAAAGATTATATAAACAATTAAAATTTAATAAAATGAAAATAAACGTAACTGATATGACAACTACGTTTCCATGTCCTGTACATAAATTAAAAGGCAGGCTTACAGATAATGTAGGTATGAAATGGAAAACTAATTTTGGTGAAGTTGTATTAACGACTAAATCAATAGAGTGGGTTATGCAAAATGTTAAACCATCACAGTATGACAATAGTAGATCATATGTATACAATAGAGCTTTTGCTAGATGGTTTGATAATAATGATCCAAACCAAACTAGCATGTATGAAGACACTGTAACAGGTGCTTTAATGCCAACGGCTAGTAAATATAAACAAAATGGTTATAATATGTATAATAGGCCTAAATTACAAACTCAATACTTTGATTTAATTAGAGAGTGGGCTGATGAAAGAGGTTTGTACGAGTACGGTGATAGTAAAACACAAGTAGTAAAACTTGTTGAAGAAGTTGGTGAGATATGCAGAGCTGTATTAAAAGATAATCACAGTGATGTTGAGGATGGTATTGGTGATGCTGTGGTTGTATTAACTAATTTAGCTGAACTACAAGGTACAACTATAGAAGGCTGTATCGAACGTGCTTACAACGAAATTAAAGATCGTACAGGTCATATGAATAACGGAACATTTAAAAAAGATTAATATGAAAAGAGAATATAGTTTTAGAGATCCAGTAGTTAGAAACGTTGTAGATAAATTTGTTAAACGTTCTGATGTTGGTTATGAAAAATATAATAATACGTTAGATGATGAACGTAGACTTAAAATGAAAAATTTACAAGGTTATTTAAACGATATACAAGAAGAGCTTATGGATGCAATATTGTACATACAAGCCGCAAGAGATGAGCTACAAGATATGTCTGAAGAAGCTATAGTTGATAGGTTTAAAAATAATGAAGAAATTTAAGCGAAAACGTGGTCCCGTAAGAGCTAAAAAAGTCACATACGACGGGATACAATTTGCTTCTGGTTTAGAGCGTTATATGTATCAAACATTAAAAAAAGCTAAAATACACGCCGATTATGAAGGCTGTACGTTTATACTACAAGAAGATTTTATGTTTGATAATAAAAGTTATGAAAGACAAAGCAACGGTAAAGGTGAAATGTTAAATAGAGGTTGTAAAAAAATACTACCAATAAAATATACACCAGACTTTGTAGGTAATAATTTTATTATTGAGTGTAAAGGTAGAGCTAACGAAAGCTTCCCACTACGTTGGAAAATGTTTAAAAAATATGTTAATCATAAAATGAAACATGTAACTTTATATAAACCTCAAAACCAGAAAGAGTGTGACGAAGTTATTAACTTAATAAAAAATAATTATGATAAATGATTGGGAGTTAAGCTTTGGTACGTTTCCTGGTTTACTTTTAGGCGTAAGATCTTACGTCGAAGAATACAGAACAAATCACGTTCTGTACTTAGGATTCATAGACATTTGCTTAACACTATATAAAAATAAACAATGACAAAATTAAACAATAAAATATTATCTGATATTACAGTGCATATGAAATATGCGAAGTATATACCTGAGTTAAAAAGACGTGAAACTTGGGAAGAACTTGTTGATAGAAACAAAAACATGCATATACGTAAATATCCAGATTTAGAAGAAGATATAAACAACTATTACAAATATGTATATAATAAAAAAGTTTTACCATCAATGCGTAGTTTACAGTTCGGTGGTAAACCAATTGAAATATCACCCAATAGATTATATAACTGCGCTTATTTACCTATTGATCACATAGACGCTTTCAGTGAAGTTATGTTTTTGTTATTATCAGGTTGTGGTGTAGGTTACTCTGTACAGCTACATAGCATAAAAAAATTACCTGAAATTATACAACCACATACTAAACGCAATAGGCGTTTTGTTATTGGTGATAGTATTGAAGGTTGGTCTGATGCAATAAAAGTATTAATCAAGTCTTATTTAGGTTCTAAGAGATCATCTAAGATAAAGTTTGATTATTCTGATATTAGACCAAAGGGTGCGAGGCTTGTGACTTCTGGCGGTAAAGCCCCAGGACCACAACCATTGAAAGAGTGTATTGTAAAAATTAAAGGAATATTAGATGCAAAACAAGATGGAGAAAAAATTAAAAGCATTGAAGTTCACGATATTATCTGCCATATTGCAGATGCTGTACTTGCGGGAGGAATCAGAAGAGCAGCTCTTATATCGTTATTTAGCGCGAAAGATGATGAAATGGTTTCCTGTAAATCAGGAAACTGGTGGGAAATAAACCCACAACGAGGTAGAGCTAATAACTCAGCTGTATTAATGAGACATAAAATAACTAAAGAATTTTTTATGGATCTTTGGAAACGTATTGAGTTATCAGGAAGCGGTGAGCCTGGTATTTATTTTAATAACGATAAAGACTGGGGTACAAATCCTTGTTGTGAAATAGCATTAAGGCCTTTTCAGTTTTGTAACTTGTGTGAAGTAAACGTATCAGATGTTGAAACACAAGAAGAATTAAACGATAGAGTTTCAGCTGCAGCGTTTATTGGCACGTTACAAGCTGGGTATACAGAGTTTCATTATCTTAGAGAAATATGGCAAGAAACAACTGAACGCGACGCTTTAATAGGTGTATCAATGACTGGTATAGCTAGCGGTAAAGTTTTAAAACTTAATATGGAAGAAGCTGCTAAACAAGTTAAACTAGTAAATAAAACTGTAGCAAAAGCTATAAGTATTAATTCAGCAGCACGTACAACATGCGTAAAACCTGCAGGGACAACATCTCTAGTACTTGGAACAAGTTCTGGTATTCATGCATGGCACAATAAACATTATATCCGTAGATTACGTGTAGGTAAAAATGAAGCTATATATAATTATTTAAAAAATAATCATAAAGAGCTATTAGAAGATGAATACTTTAGACCACACGATACGGCAGTAATTAGTATACCACAAGTAGCACCTAAAGGTTCTATAGTTAGAACTGAATCTGCTTTTGATTTGCTTGAAAGAGTTAAACAAGTAGCAACTCAATGGGTTAAACCAGGTCATAACAAGGGTAGTAACACGCATAATGTTTCAGCTACTGTAAGTTTAAAAGAAAATGAGTGGGAAAAAGCAGGTAGTTGGATGTGGGAAAATAGAAATAACTACAATGGTTTATCAGTATTACCTTATCATGGCGGTACTTATACACAAGCTCCTTTTGAAGATATAAATAAAAAGAAGTTTGATGAAATGAGTAAAACTTTAAATGATATTAATTTAACTAAAGTAGTTGAAGATTTTGATGATACAGATCTATCAGGTGAATTAGCTTGTGCCGGTGGATCTTGTGAAATAACAAGCTTATAACTAAAATAATTATTATGAAAAATGTTTTTATGATTATTGCTATTGCAATATCATGTATTGTAAATGTTAACGCTCAAACTTGTTGCGTAACAGAAAAAGGTGACTGGTACGTTGGTACTGGTGACATTGCTAACTCTGCTTGGACAGAGTGGTCAATAACACCTACAGTTGGTTATGCGTTTACTAACAACCTTATGGTTGGAGTAAATGTATCTCAAGCAGATTCTACAGTAGAAAGAGTATTAGATTTATATGCTAGATATTTTTGGAACGGTTTGTTTGGCTACGTTTCTGCGCCTAACTTAGATACAGACTTACTAACAATTGGTGTTGGTAAAATGTTTACATTTCATAGAGGTGTATACGTAGATCCAAAAGTAGTATATGATACAAACATGAAGACTACTAACCTAACACTAGGTGTTGGTCTTAAATTTTAATATTAACAATTAAATTAAATTAAATATGTATTCAGAAAATGAGGTTATGAAATTATTAACCAAGATGGGTCAAGAGTTTGACTCTATTGAAAGAAACGCAGAAAAATTTGTTGAAGGAAATAACTCCGCAGGAACTAGACTAAGAAAACAGATGCAGATGATAAAAAATTTAGCTCAAGACGTTAGGTTAGAAGTTCAAAAGCAAAAAAACACTGCAACAGTATTTTAAAATAAAAGGGAGCTTAACGGCTCCCTTTTTTTATATTGCTACTAAAAATATAGTGATCATCATTACTATATATACTAGCGGACTAAGATCTAATTGTTTTGTTTCCATAACTATATTATTACTAAACAATGTAAGTATTTAATATATATTACATTAACAAATTGTTAAATAATACGCTTTAGTTCTTTATCTTTTATCTTTATTAACCAATTACAGCGTATTTTGTTTTTCCATTTTTTTTGTATGCTTTTAAACATCTATTTCTATTTTTTTTAGGTGAAACATAACTAATATGAACCCAGTCTGGGTTATCATCATCTCCAAACTCCCATATCATTTGATCAAAGTCTAAGTAATTTTTTATATGACAAAACATTTCAGCATTAGTTAAATGACCATAAGTATCATCAATGTCTATAGCTTGACCTTGACAATGTTGTGACTTTTCACTACCACCAATAGCTTTGTTTAATTCTGGTGATCTAAAAAAACTATTTATTTTTATAGGACCGTTTGCGTAAACACGTAAAGGTTCAAATACTTCCTCAGCTAACAACTTCATGTTTTTTAACTGTTTTATGCTAGGTTTATTGTTTATTCCAAGGCGTAACGCTGTTCTGCTATACACGCCTTCTTTATCGCTAATGTGTTTGCTAATCATATTACCATTTTATTTCTACTGAAGCGCTTATAAATGCTTTACCACCAATACTATCACTATCACCTTTAGCCATAATCATTAAATGACTACCAGCAGGTAAAGCTGTATTATCTATATCTCCAACTGCTACGGCTACTGTTTTTACTTTGTTATTATTATTATTTGAAGCTACTACAACTTCCTCAAAAACTGTTCTTGGATGATCAACTTGATCTGCAGCTAATTCAGAAGGTCTATACTCAACTAAAGCTATAGTAATGTTACCAGTATTATTACAAGTTACTTGCATGTTTATAGCATTTAAATTACACGCTACTGGTACGTGAAAACCAGCTGATCTAAACATTTTTGATTGATTAACTTCTGTACTACTGCTAATTGTTGCGCTGCCATAATCTTCTGCCATTTCATAAGGCGCTAATGTATCTTCACTATCTTCGGCATATTGATAATTAGCAGCTAACGTACAAAAACCTTTTATATTTATAAACTGTGCATATATACCTGTAGATGTTGATGGTGTGCTAACAGTTAAATTTCCAGTAATTATAGAATTACCAGAAACATGAAGTTTTTCAGTAGGTGCAATACCTACACCAAGTTTTCCTCCATCACTAGCGCTTGTAATTTGTATACCTGCGGTAGCTGTACCACCAGTGTTTGAAATATAAGCTATAGAGTTCCTAACACCAAAATAAAAAGTAGTGTCATCATCAGTCATTTGTATTTGAGCCGTATCATCAGTAGATAAAAATCTAGCCACAACATTTTCACCTGCTGAATTAACATCAAGCTTGTAACTCGGGCTTGAAGTACCCACACCGACGTTACCTGCGGAAATATGGTTGTCTGTACCATCAGTGTAAAAAGCTATTTTTTCAACACCACCGTCATACATGTGTAATCTTGCTCCGTCAGTAGATTTTTCACCTACTTTAAATATTATGTTAGTATTAGTATTACCTTCTATAGATATACCAGAATTAGCGCTACTAAAACTATTTGATTTTACCGTTAAAGGAGAGGTCATTGAAGTTAAACCTATACCTACTAAACCCTCACTATCAATACGCATACGTTCACTAGAAACAGTATCGTCATTTTGATCTACTGGTGCTGTACCAAAAGTTAAATGACCACCTTTATCTCCAGTAGTATGACTTTCTGCCGCATAAGAAGCTATATATGCAGACGCTTCTAAACTTGAAGATGGTACGTTACCGTCTGTAGAATCAAAACCTATAGCACCTAATAAATCGCTACCTGCAGTAGAAGTATCGTCTCTTACAATTAAAATACCGTTATCATTATCTGCACCATCATGATAAACAGTTAAAGTGTTTTTAATATGTGAAATAGCATCAAAATCTTTACCAACAGATAAAAATCCACTAAGTTTATTATACTCATCTGCATCTAATTTAATACCAAATTTAGTACCTACAGTTCCAGTGTAGTTACCATAAAACAGTCTACCTGTAGTTATTGTACCGCCATTTTGATCTATTAAAGAGTAAATACCGTTTGCTGTAGTTATAGTTCCAGAGTCTGCTTCTACTTCACCTCTAATACCCATAGCTTCAGTTATAGTACAAGTAAGTCCAGATTGTATTTCAACTTGCCCCCATACCCCTTGAGCACTAGATATTGTATCATCGTAAGCACTAGAAGCTTTTATATGGTTAAAGCTTCCTGTAACTCTACTTATATCACCTGTTTCAGCTTTACTAATGAAGATATCGTTGTTTGTACCTTCAACGGTAGTTACAGCGCCACCAGTATTAAGAATATCTATATCGTTATGAATACCTCTTGTTGTAGTTACAGTACCTGAGCTTTGCTCTACGTCTATTTGATTACTAATACCAACTATTAAATCTGAATCACCAGACACGTCTAACGTCATTAATATATTATTAATTCTATGCTCATCAGTTGTAGTACCACCTGTATAAGTAGAATCAGTATCTAATCTAAGGTTAACATGAGTAGCATCACCAGTCATAGAATCACTACCTGACATATTACAGTCAAACACAACAGCCGCGCCACCAGTGTTAGGTGCGTCATCATTTTTAGTAACTCTTAAATTTTCGCTGTTAGTATAAAAGCTTGAGTTAGTTGTACCAAGTCTTGTTGCGCCAGCTAAGTAATTAAAGTCTACATTAGTGCATTGAACACCAAAACTATTACCACTTACAGTACCGGTTGTAGCTCCAAAAAATTGATAAGCATTGGTTAAAGTTCCTCCATTATGATCAATTACACTTCTTACACCATAACCATTAGTTATTGTTCCTGCGTCTAGTTCAATTTCACCAACTACACCGCTAGCACTAGATATTGTACCGCTGCTAGAACTAGCTATATCACTTCTAAAATAACCACCGTAAGAAAAATTAGTTGTTGTATTAGCAGCTGCGTTTAATTGAGCTACACCAAAAACACCATACATATTAGTTATTGTTGGCCCAGCTGTGTTTACAAAGCTTTGAAAATGTCCACCAAAAGAGTTTGTACAAGTACCAGCGCTACCATTTTGGTATGTTTGTCCTTGAACAGCCCTCGCGTTAGTTATAGTTACAGCACTAGTGTTAGCGAGCTGTGTAACACCATCAAAAGAGTTAATATCATCTGGATCACCATCTCCACTTGCAATAGTTGATGATAAAACACCAACTACTCTATGTTCGTCACTTGTATCACCACCAGTAGCTTGAGTTGTTGTGCTAACACTTATACCTCTTTGTTCTATATCACCAGTCACAGTATCACTACCTGTAATATCAAAATCTATTTCAAAAGCTTTAAAAGGAGAAGCAGCATTTGTACTATTAGCATCTAAAAAAACTGGCTTAAACATATCTATTCTTTCAGCACCACCATCAATAGTTAGGTATTCTGTAGTTCCACCACTACCATTATCACATTTAAATATAATATCTTTATCATCACCAGCTTGTACAATTTCTAAATGACTACTATCTTGTTGCGCTTTTATTAAAGAACGAGTGTTAGTGTTATCATAACCAATTATAAAGTCATTATCAGTACCAAGGTGAAGGTATGTATCATCAGGTAATTGTATACCGTGGCTAAAATCAAATCTATCATCAGAAGCATCCCACAGAAGAGTGGCATCAGTTGAAGAGTTTACAGCGTCTTGTATTGTAATACCAGCACCGTCCGCTGTAGATGAAGAATCACCAGTGCTATAGTTTATTGTTATGTTTTTATCTTCTACGTTTAAGTTCGTAGTATTTATTGTTGTTGTTGTACCGCTTACAGTTAAGTTACCTGCTATATTAACATCACCTGTATCACCTTTAATAGTAAGTCTGTTAGTAGCTCCTCCTGCTCTAAATATTAAATCTTTGTTAGCCGTAACGGTACCAATGTATAAGTGATCGCCTTTACTTGCTATTTCATTTTGATCTATACCTATACCAGCACCAGTGTCAGTACCAATTAATATTCCAGCGTTACCTAAGCTACTCCAACCTATACTTCCAGGTGGAACGGTATGAAGTTTTGCACTTGGATTATCGGTACCTACACCAACGTTCTGACGAAAGCTAGCTACTAGATCGAATATATTTTGACCGATAAATTTCATTTAATTTATTATTACTGATACGTTTGCAGTACTACTAGCAGGCGTTAGTTTTATAAATAAACTAAGCCCACTTGCACTGTTATTAAATTTAACTGAATTGTGATCTAACACTAAAGTAACTTCAGTAGGTATATCTACATCTTTTATTATAAAGTAATTGTTTACACCATCACTTAAAAACAGTTGAGCCGCTACTGTTACCGTAGCGTTGTTACATAGTGATATAGAGTTAACTTTAACATTATCACCTCTTGTTAACAGAGATGTAATTGAAGAGCTAGTTACGTTTTTGTAAACAGCCATTATTCATGAAATATAGCGTACTCAAGAGTCATAGATGTAGAAGCGCTTGGTGTTATTTTTATATCATTATCAGCGTCATGTGCACCGTAAGGTATAAACAACCAATCACCACCATATAATCTACCAAGTTCTTCAGCGTTTATATGAACAGTCATATACTCCATATTAGAGCTAGACATGTTTTTTAAATAAACTTTGTGAGCTTTACTAGCAGTGTAATCACCACCATTATAAAGAACGTACTGAGAGTTTGATGTAGTAGTTTTTCTACCAACACCTTGAGTTTGATCTAAACCTTCATTACTATCAGCTTTTGTTAATGTAGCTGTAGTAGATAAAGATAAAGTATCACCCGTTATATCAGAACTAGCAAGTGTTATTGTTGCAGTTGTTGTTGCCATTTGTAATTATTTTTTATATTAATATTAAGCTTCTGTACCAAATACCATAAACTCTACTACAGTACCTGATGTTGCAGCATAAGCTTTTAAATTTTGCCCATTCATTATAGGTAAAAAAGCCCAACCGCCACCTGGTATATATAGTATGTCTACATCACCACCTGCGTCGTCATAAACTGTAACATAGTCTGTTGATGTAGTATCAGTATTTTTTATATAAATATAGTTTGGAGAAGTGTAAACACCAGATGGTGCTAATTCCACTTGACCGCTAGATGTACCTTTTGCAGTAGAAGTTATCGTTTTTCTTGATAATCCACTAGCTGAAGAAGCAGTTAAATCAACGCTTGTGTTTAGACTCAAAACGTCTGTTAACAGATCATTGCTCGAAAGGTTTATTTCCGCTGTTACTGTTGCCATAGTTATTTTATTATTTTTAGTTAGTTATTTATTTTTCGCCGCATTTTTTACTTGGATTAGCAACCTGTCTCCAGTCTTGCTTTACCCAAGTTTTTAAGCTACCTCCACTACTAGTACCAGTAACGTTACTTTTACTAGAACGTTTGTATTTACCAGCTTTTCCAGCTTTCCTTTTAGCGCGTATAACAGCTTGTCTTTCAGACGCGCTCATACTAGCTATTTTAGCTTTAGGTAAGCATACTTTTGTAGTACCACCACCTTTAGCTTTAGTACGTTTTACTTTTTTAAAAGGGTTACTTTTTTGTACGTACATTATTTTTTCTTATGACCCATTTTAGCTGGAGACTTATGACCCATTTTAGCAACAGACTTTTTCATTTTCATTTTCATAACTGTTGCTTTTTTCATAGTAGCCATAGACTTTTTCATCATAGCCATAGACTTTTTAAGTTTCATAGAAGACTCTTTCTTTAGTTTCATTGCAGCTTTTTTCATTTTAGCAGCAGAACCTTCAGATTTTTTAATAGCAGCTAATAAACCTGGATTTAATTTAGCTTTTTGTTTGTCTGTAACTTTAGCCATTGAAGCTTTTTTCATTAAAAATGCTGGTATTTTTTTACCAGTTTTTTCATCTATTTTCATAGGCATTTTTTCACCTTTTTTCTTTGCCATTGATTTTTTTTTCATTTTAAATTTTGTTTTTTATATAGTTATACATTTTTTTACCTATTTTTTTACCAAACTCACTATCGCTTTTATAGTGAGCATGTGCAACATTTCTACTATCAGATATATTATTAGCTGTTCTCATGAAAGCTTTTCTTGATCTAGGATACTTATCACTTAATACTAAACCAATTAACATACCTTGTGTAGAATGTCCTGAAGGATAAGAAGGTGTTTTCATTGAAGACATTTCAATATCTTTCATTTTAATATTCATTTTTTTAGCCAATACTTTTGGTCTTGGTCTATTAAAATGTTTTTTTAATTTCATAATAATAGGTGCAGATTTTTCTATTAATTTACCTGCCATACTATTATCATAATCTTTTATACCTTCTCTTTCAGCTGTTTGTTTAAAAGCTTTTTCTTGATTATCAAACTTTTTTACAAAACTTTTTTTTATAGGTATTTTTTTTAATGCTTTAATTTCTTGCATAGTGTCAAAAGTATTATTACCTGGCGGCTTCATCTTTTTAAAACTACTTATATCAAAATCTTTAAACATTTTTTCTTGTTTTTCTTATCGCTTCTTTACCACGTTTAAATATTGCAGCAACTTGAGTCTTTTTCATGACTTTTGCTCTCTGCTCCCCTACAGTCAATATTTGTATCTTACGTGCATAAGGCTTATTTATTCTTTTAACTTTAGCTACGGTCGCCCTAGCATCACTAGGGGTGGCAAATTTAATACCTACAGTATCTTTTGGGTTTTCGTCTGTATATAAACGTCTACTGCTGCCTTTTGGTTTTTTACCAGTACCTACAACTGGATCTTTACGTTTAACAGGTGAAGGTCTATTAGTCTGCATGTTAATAAACCAGTTACATAATTGTTTATCTCTAGCCGTAGCACCTCTTCTAGCTTTTAAACGTCTACACTTGTTAACAGTAACATCACCACCATATACTTTATTTATTCTAGCTTTTAATACGCCTCTATAAGCTTTACTCATCTTTTTTCTTACCTAAACGTTTTCTAACTATATTCATAGTTCTTTTCATTTTAGCTGCGTAACTAGGATTTTTACCTCTATTAAAAACAACTTGTTGATTTAAACTACTTATTATTCTAGACAAGTTACCTTTACGAGACTTTATCATCCAACTTGCTAAACCAGATGCTGATAAACTTTTAAATTTACCTTTAGCGTCTGGTGCGTCAGAGTGTTTAAAATCACCCATACGTTTTTTAAATGGATTATTACTTTGCGTATACATTTAACACTTACCTTGTCTCTGCGTTTTAGCAGCCCACATATTAGCGTATGCAGATGGATATACTTTAAATTTTCTTTTTGCAGCCGCTTTACAACTAGCGCTAAGCTTAGCTAAAGCAGGTGACTTTTTTAATTTTAATGCTGATGCTTTATTTTTTATCATATTATCTATTTGTTTAGCTTGATTAGCGTGAGCTTTACTAGCTTTTTTTAACTTACCGGATATAGCTTTTAATTTTACTTTACTCATGACTTTTTTCTTATGTATTCTAAAATTATATCTATTTTATTTTTTATTTCTTCCATGTTAGCAGCGTTTTTTTCATGATGTTTAGAAAACGTATTTTTAACTTCATGTATACTAAAAAAGAAAAATTTATACAAAGCGTATAAAGCACCTAACAATAATACTAAAGATAAACCGTAATTTTCTATTAATCCTAAAATATCTTCCATTATTTTTAGTTTTTACAACCTTCTAGTTTAGCTAAATCTTTTTCAAGCTCTACTATACGGTCTTCGTTTTCATTAATAATTTTTATTTTCTTTTCAAGTCTGTTTTCTAATATCTTTATATCTTCTCCTAACTGTGCTATTTGACTATACGCCATGCCCATACTAAAGATAATACCCATTATCCAAATTATATTTCCTATGCTTATTGTCATGTCTTTCATACCTAACATCTCCAACGTCTACGTGCAGCTAAGCCTCTTTCACTTTTCCAGCTTCTTGATCTAGCACAAAACGATTTACGTCTTGCCGCATCTTTTTTTGATGGATTTTTACCAGTCACAGCAGTTTTTAATTTACTACCTGGGTTTTTACGTTTGTATTCTCTAACACCTTTTTCAGTCATACCACCACCAGCAGCTCCACCTCTTGCTTTTTTATTTTTCGTTACTTTATTAAAGTTTTTACCTCTACCTATAGTTCTACGTGGCTCAGCTTTTTCAAAAGGACTTTCTTTTGTACGGTCTTCGCTAGGCTGATTTATCTTCTTTACAGCGTTTTTCATCATAAACGATCTACGTCTACCACAACTAGTAACAGGAAAAGGATTATTTTTTTGTTCGTAAGCCATTACAGAAACAATAATATTAGTAGTAATATTTTTTTCATAAGTGTTTTATTTATCAAATTTTGCAAACTTATATATAGTAAAAAGTATTGCAAGCAAAAGAGATACAAAAGTTAATATCTCATTTACTTGCGCCATACTTAATCCTATAGCGCTAAAGTTTGCCACACCAACTTGGAGTGTGTCTTTTATCTCGCCCATTTTAATTATTTATATAGTTTATAATATTACTTGTTTTTCACTCTTTTTAATTAAGTTAATCATGGTAATAACAAAACCCGGATTTATTACTTGTTTTCATTTTACATCTTTTTCCATCAGCTTTTATGTGTTTACATTGTACTTTTTTACCATCGTTTCTTTGAGCGACCTTAGCATGTATAGTGCAGTAGTTACCCTCTACAGCGTCATTACTACATCTTTCACCACCGCTGGTTATAGCAACACATCTACTATCTTTCTTTTTTATATTTTCTTCTTCTTGTTTTTTATTTTTTTCTTGTCTTATTATTTTAGACTCTTCTCTTTTTTTCTTTTGTTTTTCTTTTCTTTCTTTATCTTTTCTAGCTTTTATTTCTTTTTCTACAGATATTATGTCTTGATCTTCTATACCTAAATCCCAAGTATTCCAACCCATAATTAAAGCTAGTCTTTCTAAAGGTGTAATATTTTCTGTTAAAGCAGCGTCTATATTATCAACTTTTTTAACTAATCTGTCAAGAGGTATATTTGTAGCACCAGAAATTACATTAGCAATAGCGCCATAAGCTGGGTTATCAATATTAAATACACCCATTTCTTTTATAACATCTCTATTAAACCTTTCTGTTTGTATACCAGTATAAATTCTTCTTAACTTACTACCTATTGTTGGAGATAAACTAGCTATAGATAACATTGTATATGTGTGATCAGTACCCCAGTCTTTATTTCTTTGTCTTAAATACTCCATTAAAGAGTTTTTAACTGTAACCGCTACATTACCAGCAAAACCTAAACCACCAAGAACAGAGTCAATCATACCATTTATAATTCTCTCTTGTTTTTTAGTTTTTTGCTCTTCATCTTCATCATCACCTATTAAAGAACCTAACGCTGCTTGTAAACCGTTAAATATTAAGTTTTGTACAACACCGTAATATATTATTTTGCTTACATTAGACTTAAAGTCACCTCTGTTATTTGCTAAATCAAGTACTGCTTTTTTCATTAATCTAGCATACTGCATAGGTGTATTTTTAAAAGCTAATATATATCTACCAAGTGGTGAAGCTTGTTGTTGACTAATCATATCAGGTCTTGCAGACTGCTGACCTTCTTCTGTTATTTCTTGAAAGTCATTAAAAGCTTTTGACTCAGCTTCTGATTGTGATAAGCCTTGTTTTAAATAACTTTTAACTCTATTTCTATACATTAAAGCACCACCAGAAGCTATAGCAAAACTATCAGCTATTTGCGTAGGTAAAAAACCTTTTGTTAATAACCAATGTAGCATTGCTTTAGCTTTATTTTTAGAACCAGCTATAGACTCTGCTAATTCAGCTTCATTAATACCACGCTGTTGACCACCTCTTCTTTGTTTTAATAAATCAGAGTTAAATATCATAGTAAAGTCTTTTACAAACTGTGGAAAGTTAGCTAAAGCAGCTCCAGCTTTCAACGGATTATTATCAGACCAATTTAAATAATTTACAGAAGATATAGTCTGTAACAAAGCAGATCGCATGTTAAAGAACATGATAGCACCAACAGATTGATTAGCCCAGTTATTAAAAGCATTTACTAATCTATTATTACCAGCTTCTCTTTTTCTACCATACTCCATACGATATAAAATATCTTCTAAAGCTTCTTTAAATCTAGTACCGTATATAGCTTCTATTTTATTTATATTATCACCAACTAACTTACTACCTTGCCATTTACCAAATATTTTCTCTCTGTTTTGTTTGAACTCTTGTAAGGCTTCATCTCTACTAACTTCAACATTTATTTTGTTTATATCACTAGCTGTTGTTTCTGCTAACCAAAACTCAGTTGGTTGTAAATAACCGTCTGGTTGATTAGTTAAATTACCTAACGATTCAGCAAAAGACTTAGCTTCTGAATTATCTTTAAAATATTTTTTTACAAAGTTTAAATCTCTTTTAGATAAACCAGGAACTTCAAAACCTGCTTTATCAAACAAATATATTCTAACAGCTTGATCTAAAGTAAAGTTGTTACCAACTTGTTTGTTTAACTTGCTTTTAATTTTAGGAAATTGTTTTAACAAAGCTCTGTAACCACTTTCTAACGATTGTCTATCAGCGTTCATACGTTGATAAGCTCTATTAAAAGGATCAAATAAAGATTTTTTAAAAAACTCTAATTGTTGCTCACCAGTTTTACCTTTACCTAAAAATCTATATATTAAACCTTTAAAATCTTCAGCTGATGGCGGTACAAAAAACCCAAACTTACCTTTTTTACTACCACGTATTTTAGCTTGTGCTTCAGAAAAACGTGCTTCTTCCTTTACTCCAGTTGTTTGTTCTATTATTTTGTTAATATCAAGCTCACTTTCAACATTTGAATCTAAATTGTTATTAAAAGTTTTATTTATGTCTTTGCTAAATTGTATTTTAGCTTGT